TCGTGCTACTATTGCCAACATTACGGGCAATGGTAATGATCTGATTCTGCAAAACTTTGGGTTTGCAGAAGGGAGTGGGTATGGGTTGTATGCTCAAAATTACATTTCATACGCCATTACTAACAGAGCTGTTTATACAAAAACCAATTCATCGATTCACGTTACAAAGTCTATAACAGCAGGGGTTAATTTTACAGAATCTGCGAGAGGTGTAACCATTCCATCGTACAGAATAAAAGTTACTGGTATACAGTCTGGTCAAGAGATGATTTATAGAGGGAGTAATAATACTTTTTTAACGAATATTCCATCAGACGGAATTTATGTTCTTCCTGCTGTAGAAAAAGGATCTAATTTAGGATTTCAATTTGTTTCGTATACGGGTGATTGCGACATCACCATCGAGCAAATCCCCGAATACGAAGGCTATCTGGTTACTGATGGGGTGGATGATAAAGTTCAGAGCTCTAGTTTTACAATGAACGAAGATTGGACGATTGTTGGAGATTGGGAATTGTTATCAAATGTTCAGATCAATTGTGGCATTGTAAAAGCTCAAAATGTTTATCTGTATAACACTGCTAATGGATTGCTTATATCTATTAATAATCCACGTAGTTTACAAAGTTTTGGAACTAAATCATTGCACGCTATTTGCTCAGATGGTAGATTATATGATCGAAATTGGGTTGAGTATGAATATACCGTAGATCAAAATTTTGAGATCGTTGAATCAAGTTTGAATATAGGATTTAACTTAAATAATTATACCCAAATAGCTTTTAAGAACTTAGGCATATATAACAATCAGATTCTTTCCAAAGACGACTGTATCAAAGCATATAACTATTTACAAACCCTAAAATCAAAGTAATATGAAATTCATTATCATACCAAAAGAAGTATTGTAACAGATAGTTAAAAATAAATAAATGCAATGAATATTCAACGAATTTGTTCATTGCATTTATTTTTATTTTATATTTGAGATATGAAATACAAAGTGAGTACATATGCAAAGATTCATGGGGTTACAATGCGTACCGTATGGAATTGGATAAATAAAGGAGAACTTGAAATTGAAAGAACTTCTACAGGAAGAATACGCATCGTAGTTGATGAAAATAAAGAAAAGACAATCGCTGTATATGCAAGAGTTTCATCTTCTGAAAATAAGTCCAATTTGATAGCTCAAAAAGACAGAGTTGTCTCCTACTGCATGGCGAAAGGATACAAGATAAGTAAGGTTGTAATGGAAGTAGGAAGCGGATTGAATGACAAACGTCCTAAATTAGAAAACCTTTGAAGGACAATTCGATAGACATCATAGTTGTTGAGCATAAAGACAGGTTTTCGAGATTTGGATTTAATTTCATACAAACTCTTCTTAACATAAACGGAAGATCAATAGAGGTTATCAACCAAGCGGAAGATGATAAAGAAGATATAATGTCCGATCTTATCTCTATCATAACCTCGTTTTGCAGTAAAGTGTACGGACTTCGTAGGTCGAAAAGGAGAACAGGGAAAATAATAGAAGAACTTTCTAAAAAGGATAGTGTTGAAAAATGAATCTTGTTGAAAGACATATAATTAAGAAGAGCGACACGAGATACAAGGAATTGGATAATATATGCTTTTTATCCAAAAACTTGTACAATGCTACTTTATATGCTTTCAGACAACATTATTTCAATACGGAAGAGTTCTTGGGATATCTTTCTTTAAATAAAGAGTTTGTCTTATCCGATAATCCTGACTATAGGGCACTTCCTTCAAAGGTTTTACAAGCTACGATGAAAATAGTCGAGAATAACTACAAGTCGTTCTTTGCTCTCAAAAAGAAAGGTGAAAAAGACGCAGAAATCCCAAAGTACTTGAAAAAGAACGGTAGATTTCCGGTTTATTTTACATATCAAGCTGTTTCTTATAAAAGCAGAGAAAGATACTTAAAGTTATCCGGTACCAGCGTTTACATAAAAACGGATAGGAAAGCCATCCAAGTTAGAGTGATTCCGAAAGGTGATCATATCGTAGTCGAAATCGTTTACAAAGCAAATGAATGCAAAGCGAAAGAAGACAATGGGATTTATGCAGGAATTGACATAGGATTGAACAATCTTGCAACAATCGGATTTAATAACGGAAAAGGATTGATTATAAACGGAAGACCTTTGAAATCAATCAATCAATATTACAATAAGAAGAAAAGCGAACTTTCTTCAGAACTTGAAAGGAGGAATAAAAGCAAAAATAGCAAAAGACTTAACAGACTCACAACAAAGAGAAATAACAAAGTGAAGGATTATCTTCATAAAGCGAGTACGATGTTAGTTAATCAATTAATTTCCAACAATGTTTGCAAAGTAGTAATAGGCAAAAACGATGGGTGGAAGAAAGAAATTAACATAGGAAAACGAAATAATCAGAACTTTGTAAACATCCCTCATGCTATTTTCATTGAAATGGTTTGTTATAAATGTAAGCTAAATGGGATTGAAGTTGTTTTAAGAGAAGAAAGTTACACTTCAAAATGTAGCTTTATTGACAACGAACCGATCAAAAAGCATGATTCCTACGCAGGTAGAAGAGTTAAAAGAGGGTTGTTTAGATCAGAAAATGGAACATTCATAAATGCTGATTTAAACGGAGCTCTCAATATTCTAAGAAAAGAAGTCGGAGAATTTAATTATAATCCGATAGAGGTTTGTAGTTCACCAAAGAAACTCCGAATAGGACTTTCTTAAAGAAAAGCATATTTCTTTGAATTTCATTGAAATATGTAACTATCCGGTATATGACAGCTCTTCTTCTGAGTTTGAATCTGTTCTTTCATCTAAAGAATGGGTGTCCGATGTTAATAACGAGCGTCTTTGATCTTGTTATGGTTGGGGTAATTACTATATTTGTAAAAAGTTGAATAATTAAAGCGTGTGGTAGCGTTATCTACCATATAATCATCATGTTTCAGATAATAATCGGATGCGTTTTGGCTAATATCCTTACGATAGCAATCATCGGTTTAGCCCTGTATTTAGTGTATCGTAAAAACGAAGATCGTTTAAAGGCTTTGGATTCTAAGATCGATCAGAAGGTTGAGGACGTAAAAAACAAGGTTGGTGCGGTGATGGACATCGTAGACCAGGTCAAGAAGTTGTTGGATAAAATTAACAAAAAATAAATATGGCAGAAATAGGTTATAACAGTAAATTCGAAGGCCAGGAGGTTGATTCCAGACTTGAGAATGTGGTGCAGGCCGCTCCTGGAACAAGTTCGGAGTCGGGCAAGGGAGGCCTTATCCCGGCTCCCCCTGCCGGAAGTCAAGACGGTAGCAAGACTCTTCTTAGTGACATGACATGGGGAGATCATATAACAAAGCAGTACGTAGATAATGCTGTTTCTGCTGCTGGATGGAAAAAGCAAATTGTTACTGTTTTGCCGAGCGTAGATGAGGCTGCTGATAACGTCATGTATCTTGTAAAAGATGATTTAGCTTCTACTGAAACTGGCAATGTATATAATGAATATATTTTGGTTACAGATTCAGAAGGAGTTAAGAGTTTGGAATCTATTGGTATGGTAAGTACTGGTGTAGAAATGATGTTTTTAGATATTGGTCAAATTACTGAAAGTCAAGGAACAGTAAGTGAGGATGTCTATAACAGCGTTGTTTCGGCCCATGAGAATAAGATTGTTGTAGGAGTGGCTAATGGCAATGTTATGCCTATGACAATATCTAAAGACGGAAATGTTTACAAGATTGTACTTAATTATTGTATTAATGACGGAAACGAGTTGAGTTTCTCCAATGCGCTCATTGTATTAAATGAGGATAAAAGTTTTACTTATACTGATGTTAGTGGTTATTTTTCAGAAGATAACATTTCTTTTTTGAGATTTATGGCAGGGGCTCCTATAGTTGTTACGACATTGGCAAATCTTCCCATAAGTAGCCATAATATTATAGCAAATGTATCTGCCGCCACTTCTTTATCTATGTCCGTATCATCATCAGATGTAGGACGAGAGTGGCAGGTTCGTGTCAACAACACTACCAGATCTAACATTACGCAGCCGCTTCCTACTACTGGCCGGTTCCAGAGCATGCCAGGTTACAGTGTTACGATACCGGCCTATAGCTTTATTGAATTAAGTATCTGGTATATCAATGGTAAGTTGGTTATAAGAGTAGGTGAAAATGCTTAATAGAAAGGATGAATTATGTTGTATGTAAATAAGAGTATAAAAGATTTTTATTGGGAAGGATATGATTTGGATCCATCTTCTTATGAAGTAGGATATTCTTATCAAGATTTCTTGGATGGGAAATGGGTTCAACTTGATGAAGAACAGAAACAGTTTCACCAAGACAATCCTAAAGCGAGTGTAAAAGAAGTTATTGCTATGCAGCTTGATCCTGAGCCACCAGGACCAACAGAAGAAGAGTTGCTTGCTATAGCCAAAGAAAAGAAAGTTAAGGAAGCTCGCGAATATGCTTATTCTGATTCTGTTCGAACATACAGCTTAGACGGTAAGTCTGTATGGTATAATGAGAATATGCGTTATAGGGTAAAGAATGATATTGATGTAGCAAAAGGAAGCGGAATATATACCGTATCTGTAGCAGATTCAGAATACGAGCTTGATATTGCTAATACGGCAATGAATGAAATGCATGTATATGAATCTGAGTGCAATGATCGTACTGCTGCCATAGAAAAGGAAATAGCTTCTAAAACCGACAGGAGTGAAGTTGAGTCTATGAAAGTGGATGAAGGCTATCCTGAAAAGTTAGTAAGGACAAAGGATCAGATAATAGAAAAAAATAAGATCCTTGAAGCCAATGATCCTGAGAAGGCTACAGCTATGTATATGAGGGCGATGATCAATACGCCGGCTATGCTGGAAAATACTGATCAGAATCTTGCTCTTAAGATAAAGGGATTGTACCCTATTTGGGATAAGGATGGAGTTTATGGCGACAAAGGTCTTCCTATGGGAACGGCTGTTGTAAAAGGGCAGCGTCTCCGTAGCAAAAACAAACCTTCGGATTTGGATTGGACTTTGTTTGAAGTAAGGCAAGATCACAATCTCCAAGCCGACTGGGTTCCTGGTCAGGGAGGTGGAACTGAAAGCCTGTATATGGTTGTTCAAGAAAAGCATTCAGGTACAATAGACGATCCTATTCCTTGGGTATATAATTCTATTTTAGAGAACGGAAAGTATTATATTGATAAAGAAATAAAGTATCTTTGCATAAGAGATTCAGGCATTCCTTTAGCTTATGAAAATCTTGCTGATCTTGTATCAGCCGGATACGTAAGGGTTGTTTAGGTCGTAATTTGTTGTTAATGTTATGGATGGCCCCTGTATATTTATTTATGCAGGGGTTTTTCTTTAATACAAACTCTACTTATTTTAATATTTGGTAAGGTTCTAATTATCTTTGTGAAAAAGGTTAAGTTATGGAAAGAAGTGATATTATAAAAGAATTGAGTCAGTATTTTAGTATTGTTGAATTAGTTGGTCCTAAAGAGTACGGTAGAGACAAAGATCTTTGCTGGAGGTATTTAAGAACTGAATTGCTTCACACGATACTGGTTTTAAGGAAAGACATATTGAAAACGCCGATGACGGTTAATACCTGGAAGTCGGGTGGAAGGTTTGACGAGCGTGGGTTTAGGAACAATATCTCGGATATAGTAAAATCGAAGACCGTATCAGGGTCGTTGTATATCAGTCCTCATATGCTTGGGGCAGCCATTGATTTCGATGCTAAAGGTATGACGGCAGAGGAGGCAAGGAATAAAATAATTCAGTCGCAGGATTTACTTCCTTGTCCTATTAGATTAGAATCAGGTACCAATTGGGTCCATATTGACGTATATGACTCTCTTGGAAGTAACAAGAAAGTAACTATGTTCTAATATGGCTCACAGATTTGGAGGAAGGATGAATTTAGAAAGTTTCTGGGCTTTTCTCATTTCCGGATTATCAGTATTGTGGATGAATTTCCAGGAGATTCACCACCTTATATATTCTATATTGTTTATATTAGCTATAAATCTTTTGTTAGCTACTATAAAAAGTATCAAACACTGCTATATCCGAAGAAAGAGAAAGAGGCCTTTTAAGATATTGACATGCACAAGCGAAATAGGAGTTTTGAAAATCCTTCTTGAGTTCGCGGCCTGCTCTTTCGGGTTGTTTACCATATCCGGAATGGATCTTATTATGTCTATGGGAGGTCATAAATCTCCAGAATTTATAGATATGCTTCTCCAGTGGATTACGATATTCGCCTTAATATTATATGGTGGAATGGCATTTAAGCGTCTTGGTGATCTTGCACCTGATTTGATGATAGTAAAAGGCGTTAAATATTTCTTTAGCAAAGTGAGTTGGTGGCAAAAAGTTCCATTTGGAGAAGAGTTAAAAGAAGGTATAAAAAATGGTGAAATACAAGATCTTTTAGATAATAAAAAGGAGGGTAAGAAATGTGTTTGCAAAAAATGAGGGTAGGGCATGTATTAGGAGTTCTCCTATTGTGTTTTATGTCTTTCTTGTTTGGTAAAACATGCAAGAATCAGGAGATAATACATGATATAGAAATAGATACGGTAATAGACACCGTTATCCATCCTATTCCTGTGCCTCAGTATATAGTTGACGTAGGGGAGGTAGAGATACCTTTCCCTATGGATGCTATAGTTAAAAAAGATACGATAAAAGACACTGTTTACATTAATATTCCAATACAAAGAAAAACATACAGCACAGATGATTATCGGGCTGTTATAAGCGGATACAGACCCAATTTGGATACGATGATCATCTACCACAAAAAAGAAATAATATACGAAAAGAGCCGGCGCTGGGGCATAGGACTGGCGGCGGGGTATGGGGTTGGGCGCGAGGGCTTCTCCCCCTACTTAGGCGCTGTGGTCTATTATCGGATATGGTGATAATCACCTCACCTTTTATTTAATGTCCAATAGTTTAAACTTTTATCACCTCATTTACTTATCTTTGTAGAAAAAGATAAGGTATGAACTATATCGATATTTTACCACAGATAAGAAATAACATTTTCTATGTCAGGATAGTAATGACCGATTATGATGTAGAAAATCAGATGGTTATTAGAATAGTAGCCAGAAGAAATGACGGTCTGTACAAGACGGAAGTAGTACAGTATCCAAATGAAGGAACTGATTACAACGGGGAAATCATTGTTCCTATGTTTGGTATGGCTAAGTCGTTGGTAGCCCAAATAGTAGGAGTCAAGATAAATGGTACTGAGGTACGTGTTAATAGCACTGAGGTAGAGGGAGCCGATATAACAGCCAGATACGATGATTCCCTTACCAGAATGGGGTGGGAAGAGAGCATGAACAACATCCATCTTGATTTTGAGGTTGTAAGTACAAACAACCCTAAAACGCTTCGCATAGCCGATCAGTCGGAATGGGGGATATTGGCAGACAGACCGGCTATTATAGAGATTGTACCACCTGAAGATGAGAATAAGTATGTTTATTATATTGGTAAGAATCAGCTGAATGTATTCAACAGTAAAACCCTTGGCATAAATCCCGGTCGTGGAAATGATTTTGAAAACCTAAAAGATGGTATATACGATATTACCATAAAAGGTAGTCCTTCATCTTATTCATTTAACAGAAAGTATTTAAAAACAGACCTGATCCGTCTTAACATAGATAAGATATGGGCCAGGTCAACTGTGTTATGTGATCATGAGGATGATGACGTTATTGACAAAATAAAAGAAATAGAGTTTCTTCTGGCTGCGGCTGAAGCTAATATGAGATTAGGGAATTTTGAAAACGTAAAACAATTATATGAAAAAGCATCTAAATTGATTTATGTTCTCAATAATTGTGAAAATTGTGGTTGTAAAATATAATTAATTAAATATCAATAAATTATGGGATGTGGATGCGGAAGAAGCAACATCGCTTCTGTTAATAAAAGTCGGGCTATAAAGCCTCAGTCGAATACGACACCTAAAGCTGATTCTAATGCGGCTTGTATTCAGAAATACGATGAACTTGCTGTGTTGGACAAGAAAATCATAGACCTTCATCGCAAGTTCAGGTTTGTAGGAGGTGTAAGTAAAAGGTATGCTGATATTCAAAAGCTGGTAAGAGGATGGATTGTTAATTTGAAGAACGAGTGCCCGGATCCGGATGATCTTGCTACTTATTCCGAATACATAAATAAAGAATACGCCAGGTATTTTACCGTGAAGTGACATGGCAGCTACCGGAAGTACACAGCAAATTCTTTTCCCTTCATCTTACTTATGTGAGTGTGCTGATCGTTTTATAGCATGTAAGGCTGATCAGTATCTACAATATCATAAGTATAAGGTAGGTATTAAGCCTGATATGGATATGGTTCTTAAAATAGATCGTATGAGAAGAATCGTATGTGAGGGGGAATGTGGGCTGTGTCCGGACGAGATTCAGAAATTTAAAGAAGAACTTAATAAGATCTTGTCATGAAAAAAATGTATTACAACAAAGAATACAGAAAAGTTTTCAAGAAATCGGACTGTCCGGAAGATCTTGGTTCTGAAGAAACTTTCATCGTTCATGAAGCTGAATTTTGTTCGGATATAAGCCAAGATGATGCAGATAGGAAAGCGGAAGAGTTTGCGGAGAAAGAAGGTCCGTTGTATGCTAATAAAGTAGGTGGCTGTTGCGAGGTATATTATAACACAAGACAGGAAGGGGATTTCTTTAAAAATGATTGCCCTGATGGTCAAAAGCAAGAACAGCCTATACATTACGTGGTAGAGGCCGGTCGTGTATGGTCTAAGTTCAGTACCGAAATAGCTAACTACGAAGCTGCGAGGATCCTTGAGCAAGAGGGGCAGGCTGCCGCTAACGAATCTGGAGTATGTAAAACCGTTTATTACAACGAAGATCAACATGGTTGGTTTAGTAAACGTTGTAAGGAAGGATGGAAGGCTCCTGAGAAATACAGGAGGATATACGCCGGTACCGTAACGTCTTTCATTAGCGTTGATGATGCCAATGAAAAGGCTAAGAAGATACTGGAAGAAGAGGGCATGAAATGGGTTAATGAAAATACCAAATGCGAGCCTGTTGTTGATGAATGCAAATTTGATTTTTGAAAATGAGCAACGTAAAATTTAATCCGACAGAAGGTGAGAATGATAAACTGGTGTCGGTGTTTTCTGAAACAAATGAAGGTCTTGATACGACTTTGAATTACACTATTTCCGATGAAGGGAATAAGGCTAAGAAGAACATCGTCGTTAATCAAGTTGGTAAAAGGGAAAAGTTTTTATCGAAGAAAGGGGAGGAATCTGAGCCTTTTGTTTTGTCTGATGGTAATACTTTCAACGTTCTTAAAGAAGGTGCTTCAGGATCGGCATCCGCTTGGGCTGAGGATCAGCTTCCTCCAGAAGCCACAGAATCAGTTGGCGACAAAAGCCTTCTCCCTTCTTGGGATTTTTATCTTATAGACATGACTCAAAATACCGGAGACAAAGTGCGTCCGGTAGGAAAGCTTCGTAAGAATAATCTCCTTAGATTTGAAAACGGAGATTTTGCTCCTACGGTAGGTATAACCGAGGAAATGAGAGCCGAATGTGATGTGGAGTTGTATTTGGATAGCGGTCATAAAAATAAGTATTGTAATGCTGGAGCATTTGACGCTAAGGCTTTTTACGAAGAGTATGGTATTGGTCAAAAACTTTATAATGTATCAGGATCAGAGGTAAGGATTTTAAGACCTTGGGAGACTACTTCAAAGAATTATAGCATATTCTTAGGATGTAGCAAGAGTCTGTATGTAGTTGATAAGGTAGTTGGTAAAAGTGGGAAAATATGGTCTGGTGTGTACGACGCGGACACGGTTCCTATGCTGGACGGACTTGATCTGCGCCAGACGTGCCTTGTGCTGCCTCCCACAGCCTTATCTCCTGGACCGGTATGTACAGTAGACTCCAAGGCAAGATCTTTCTTTTTCTTGTATGAGGGAGAAACAAATTGTAAATCCGGAGCCGGAGTTGGTAACGCCTGCACGATGTTTTTAAATGGAAGAACTTATCCGAGAAGCAATGATGTAAATCAAATCAATATAGCTAAGTATTCAAGGGTAAATAACGTAGATCCAGAATCTTCTTATCCTTTTTCAGAAGGTGGATTTCTGACTTTGAATGCGTATATCATATACCTTGAAATGTTGTACGGTACTAAATACTTAGTTAATCCAGACACTTTCGGTTCCGGAATATCAAGTAATAACGGAATAGGTAATGATGTCAATTATCGCAAATACGGAGGAGTGAAATACCGTAAAAAAGGAGAAGAGTCGTGGCTGTATGGAGCATGGGCTACAAATGCTTCTATTATCCATTATAAACCTACTGAAAAAACTCATTTTTCTAACCTCATAAATTCAGAGTATCCTAAAGAACAGTGCATGGAAAGCCAGATGGCGGCTTCTTTTGCATTTGAAACAGGAGTAGAGGAAGGATCAGAGTTTGATTTTTATGGAGGAAAATACTGGTATAAGAACGTCCAGGGAGCCAAGAGTATGGCTGAAGGTCATATGAATGTTATTGTGTTTAAGGAAATGACTGGTACCATATCGGCCTTAAACGAAAATGACGAACCGGCAGAATTTGATTTGGAAGTTATTTTAAGGATGTCTTTGTACGATGGCATGAATTTGTCTGGAGATGTCTTTAGGTATTGTGGAGGAGGATACGAACAGGTAGGGACTTGTTTAAATGATCCTAATGTCACTCGAATAGGTAATACTATTGATATCTATATAGAGCCAGATCAAAAGAAATGGACATATGAGAAAAGGTCTACTATAAATAATGGTGATGTTTTTAATTTTGAATCTAAATATAAAAAGATAGCAACTACCCAAAATTTAGGAGATAGTTATGCTTTACACCGTATTCCTTATACTGGATGGAAAGATAAAAAAGGCGGAGGTATCGGATCAGGAGAATGTTTTTATACATGGGACAATTGCTACTGGGCTTCAGCTATCGGTTTAAGGAGTAGAGTGGCTGCTCGTTTCTGCGGTGATGCGTACTATGGCTATTGCTCGCCTCGTTATCTGCATGCGTTTAACGCCACTTCTAATACGCATTGCTGCAATTGTGGCCTTGCCCAGTTGTTATTAGACGTCAGTCAACCGCAGGTTTAATAGGTGCAACCCATTGATGGCGCAGCCATCATAAGCGCAGCGCTAAGGCGCAGCCTTATACTATCTTACGGAGCAGCCGTATCTTGTTAATATAATATTTTATAGCTACAAAACAAAAATTTAAAATATTTAATACAAATTGTTTTGTAGCTATAAAATATTATACATACGTTTGCAGCATCATTAGACAACAGAGATAGTTAACATTATAAACAATAAAAAAGCTATTCAATGAAATCCGTTAGTCTGCTAACAAGTCTTACATTGGGATCTGACCTCTGAAATAGCAAATAACGGTTGAGAAAAAGGTTAAAAAGAATTGGCTGCTCGTTTCGGCGGTAATGCGAACAACAGTAATTGCTCGCCTCGTAATCTGAATTACATTAAAACAAATCCGAATAATTTATTATTTTAATCGTAGTAATTATTATATTTGCCGTATAAATACGATAAATGCTATATGAATGTCATTAATGTTGTTGGGTATGAAGGTATATATGCAGTAAGTGATACTGGTATTATTTTCAATATTAAAAAAGGAACTGTAATGAAGACTCGTATTAATATATATGGTTACGAGGAGGTGACGCTTTCAAGTGTTAAGAGTGGAAAGAGCAAAATGAGGGTGCATAGGATAGTATATGAGTCTTTTAATGGTAAGGTAAAAGATGATTTGGTAATAGATCATATAGACAATAATAAGTTAAATAATAATCTTAGTAATTTAAGAAAACTCACAAATAGAGAGAATATATGTAGGTCAAAGGTTTCAAAATACGGAAGGGGAGTGCATTACTTTGAGAAGATAAATAAATATGGTGCTTGCATTCAGATAAATAAGATACAATATCATTTAGGTGTGTTTTGTGATGTTGAAGATGCAAGAAATGCATACGACAAAGCTTTATCGGACTGGAACGATAATGGGATATTGCCTTATAAGAGAGATAGGACTGTAAAAAAATGTAATGCATGCAACGAGGTGAAATCTGTATCTGAATTTTATTACATAAAGGGTCATGGCTATCAGTATATGTGCAAAGAGTGTCAAAAAAAGTACGGAAAAGAATACAGGCTTAAAAAGAAAAAAATGCGAATAATAACATAGAATACATTGATTGACTTCTCATTGTGATGGTGTGAATGAAAATTATTATCTTGCACCAAAAAAAGAAAGTCATGAACTCATGTAACACTTGTAAAGATGACAGACCTGATATTCTGAGATCTAATATTTGTATCGGGTCTGATCCATGTAATGACTGTACGGACAATTGCGAGATTCTTCCAAAAGAATGCGATTGCCCGTATGGTCATTTAAGCGATCATTGCATTCATTATACAGGATGCAAGACATTCATATCCAAATTAACTCCAGGTATGCCTTATAATGAGGTTATGCATAATATAGAACTGGTTTTTGAAAACATAGATAAGTTTTTGGATAGGATAGTTGAAGAAAATACGCTTCTAAAACAAAGAGTTGAACAACTTGAAAAACAACTTCAAAATGGAAAAGAGTGCACAGATTGGTAAGGACTTAAGTGGTAAACACGTATATGTTCCACATGTGGACGAGACGCCGGTGCCATGCCCGGACGGATACACCTGCACGAACTGCGTGTACTGTGCGGACGGCATCAACGCTGGCTACTTCAGTCTGGCTCAGAAATCTGATCTTACGGCTTTAATCAATGCAATGATATGCCGTATGGAATACCAGGATAGGGAAATAGAATTTTTAAAACAAAAAATAAATATTTTGAGTAACAATGGCAATAACAGGTAACGGTTGTTTTGGCAGTCATGGTGGGTGCGAACGCCCGCATCATTGCAATATTCCTTCTTCTAACATATTCTATGATGGAGAAACTATAGAAGAAGCTGGTTTGTATCATGGTATGCCTTTAGACAGAGCTTTAGCTAATTTAGCTAAATACGTTTCAAGGGCTATTAACGTAAGTGGTTCTGTTAACATGGAAGTGTTTGACGGTACTTCTCATGTGGTTCTAAAGAAAGATCCGGCAGAGATTTTGCTTGTATCTTATTGCGGGGGTGTCGTACCTTCTGATATGTATAAAGTCCAGGGTCGTACTGTTAGGTTCTGCCGGGATATGTGTCAACAGGATGAACTTGCTGAAGTGAGGGTTGTGTACCGAGAAGAAGCAAATAGTTCTTATGGGTTCCATTGTTAATTTAGGAGGATAAGAAATGGCAGAAAAATGCAAAGGATTTATATGTGGGGGTAATCTCGTTGATGGCTCTGTGCCTTCTGATAAGTTAGATAAAGAAACCATTGTCGAGCTTATTAAAGAGATTCTGAAAGAGGAAATGCACGAATCTTGGCTTAAGGAAATAATAGAAACCATACTTAAGGAATCTATTGATTCAGATTGGCTTCGTGAGTTCTTTAAAGAAGTTCTTAAAAAATACGCTAAAGAGGAATGGTTTAAGGATATTATCTGCGGCTTAGGATGTGTTGGCGTACAAGAGATATTTGATGTTATTCCTACTGACATAACATTTGAAGCCACAGGCGGCACGGCTACGGTACAGGTTGTGGTAGATGATGGCGTTGAATGGGAACTGACACTTTAATGAAGGAGGGTTATTATGAGCAAAGAAAGAATATATAAGATGGATGATGGTTCTTGGCTTACCTCAGATAAGAAGGAAGGTGTCGGTCGTGATAAAATGAATTTCGATGCTCCATCTTGGAAAGGAAGGGAAGATAGGATCACTATCCGAATTGTGAAGAAGTCCGATACCGAAAGCATGAAAGCCATTACTTTCAAGCAAAAAGGTATTAAGATCACAGAAGTGTCGGTGTGTAGGGTGGAGTTCCCTATATCTGGTGGAGATAAGCAGATCCTTATTACTACCAACGCCGCTTCTATCAATGCCCTTATTACAGGAGATAGTGGTATAAAGGGTGTTATAAAGGCATTTACCACCGCTTCTGGTCTAAATATTGATGTCAATGATATTAGGCTTGATTATGGTTTCCCTGGTGATCCGGGTCTTGAAGACACGTTCCAGGTTTCGATGATTGTTTCCATGCCTGGTAATGAGGATGGGAATGAAGTTAATGAGAACATAACTATAAATGGTGTACTGATTCCTATTTATCAGCCTGGAAAGGTCGTTCCTTACATTAAATTGGATAAGGAATTTGAACAAATTGAGGGTGATGAAACAAGCACGCAGTTAAGTATAGAAAGTAATATAAAAGATTATGTTATTGAAATAGTTGAATGCGAGTCTGTGGATAAGGAGGAGATTCACCTGGACAAGGATGTTGTTGATCTTGATTCAGATGGATCACCGGAGGTAGTCAACGTAAGTACAAATCCTGAAAATTTAAGATGGAGGATTAGGAATGAAAGTAGATAATTGTTGGGCGAACATAGATAAGAAAGAAGGCGGTCTTAACAGTAAGGTTAATGTTTACTTTGATGAAAATGATACTGGTGCCAACAGAAGTGTCAAGATAAGAGTGTCTTCCAGGGATGGTAGCGTATCTGAAGAATGTACGGTAGTTCATAAAAAGAAAGAACAGGTAGTTTATAGAAATAGAAGACAGTCGGCTCTTTTTACAAAAGAAGGATGTAATCCTGAGACAGAGAAAGGGGAAGAGCTTGAGTACGTTGTTGAGGCCGGAAAATACACGTCTATCATATCTCAGTCTGATGCTGATGGCAAGGCTATGAGAGACATTGAGCAAAATGGTCAGAACTGGGTTAATGAGCATGGTCGTTGTATAACCATATTATGGTACAATGTCAAGAAATCAAAGTCGTTTAGAAAGAACGACTGCGATCCTGATACCGAAGAAGGAAGTTTGGTTACGATGACGATCGAAGCCGGGCAATTTTCTTCTACCATAAGCCAAGAAGATGCTGACCGTAAGGCTGAAGCTGAGTTGAATGCCAAAGGTCAAGACTATGCTAATTCTCATGGTACTTGCAATACCATAAAATGGTACAATGACAGGAAATCCAAGATGTTCCAAAAGACAGATTGTGAAGTGACTGAAGTTGGATCTATGGTAGAGTACGTTGTAGAAGCCGGCCGCTTCTCTTCTTCTGTTTCTAAGGAGGATGCTAATCAGAAGGCTTTGGATGCCTTGGAAGCTGAAGGTCCAGGTTATGCTAATGAGCATGGTACATGTGAAACAAATTTATGGTATAATGTAGAGAAGTCAAAAGTATTTTATAAAAATGACTGCGAAGATGGTTTTATCGGAGCTCCTTACACTTACACAGTAGAAGCTGGTAAATACACATCAGACGTAAGTCAAGAAGATGCTGATCAGAAAGCTCTTGATGATATAGAGAAAAACGGTCAGGAACAAGCCAACCTGAGTGGAGAATGCGTTACTGATCCAAATTATTTCGTTGGAAAGGCTTCGGCTCGTGTTCAGAAAAATGATTGCGATGCCGAATCTCAGACCGGAAGCTTCGTTGATTTGACTGAAAAGGATCTTGCCGGATACCCAGATGCTTTTGTATCAAGGGAAAGCCAGGAGGCAGCTAACGCGTTGGCCGAGGCCGCTATGGAAGAACAGAAACAAGATCTTGCTAATAAGAAAGGTACTTGCATAGATAAAAACCAATTTGTTGGTGTATATAGCAAGGTATTCACAAAAGACAATTGTGAAGGAGAAGGCGTAGGTTCGCAGGTAACAGTAGACCAAGACGATGTAACCGGTGGTCCTTTTACTTCATACGAAAGCCAGGAGGCGGCTAACGCGCTCGCTCAGGCTGCCGTCGAGCAGCAGGGCCAGGCCATAGCCAACCGGGACGGACATTGCACGTGGACTGGTAAATACAGTGAAGAATTTACCAAAAACGATTGTAATGAAGGTCAGGTAGGGTCTAAGATTACCGTAACCGAACAAGATGTAGTGGGTGCTCCATTTACATCCACTGTAAGTCAAGATGATGCCAATAACAAGGCTAAGACTGCTGTCAAAGAACAAGGACAGGCTATTGCTAACAATAAGGGTAATTGCGAGAATATGACGGTCTATGCCGGTCATTACAGCAAGAAATTCGTCCCTGAATGTGAAGCTTGTCATAAGGGCGTAGAAATGGAAGTTACGGCCGAAATGGTTAACGGTAGTCCTGTTACGTCTACAGAAAGCCAGGAGGCGGCAGACGCAGAAGCTCGTAGGATCGTAGAAGAAGGAGGCCAGGCTTATGTTAATAAAAACGGTAACTGTACGCCACTTAGCACCGATCCTGTATGGGAAGACGTTGTTCCTGAAGAACTTAGATGTAATGAAGGTAAGTCTCAGAAAAAGCAACGTGATACTAACGAATGTTCTGAAACTCACAATCAAGAACGTTGGGTAGATGGCGGGAATAAGGTCTGTAGCTGGACCGGTCATTACACAGAAACGTTCCAGAAGAACGACTGTGAGATACCAGATTCAGGAACGGAAGTAGAGGTAAGTGAAGCTGATGTTGAAGGCAATCCTTTTACTTCTTTCGTAAGTCAAGAGGATGCTGATAATAAGGCTAAGGAAGCTGTTAAAGCTCAAGGACAGGCTATTGCTAACCAAAAAGGTAAATGTAGGTTCGTAGGCGTATATAGCAAGCAGTTTACAAAAGACAATTGCGGATCATGTCAGCATGGTGTTCCGATGAGCGTAACACAAGACATGGTAGGTGGACCGTTCTATTCTAATGAAAGCCAGGAAGAAGCAAATAGATTAGCTCAGGAAGCCGTAGAAGCCCAAGGCCAGGCTTATGTTAACAAGAACGGAACATGTGAAGCAGATAACACCGATCCTGTATGGGAAGATTCGGAACCACTTGAAACCAAATGCGAAGGTGGTAAATCCTATAAAAAACAGGTTAATACCAACGAATGCTATGGTGGAGAAAATGAACGTTGGGTAGAAGGTGGAGATAAGGTATGTACCTGGACCGGAACATATAGCAAGGAATTTACAAAACAGTGTGCTGACGGCGGTGTCGGATCTAAGGTTACCATAGATCAGGATGATGTAACCGGCGGTCCTTTTACGTCTACCGTAAGTCAGGAAGACGCAAATAGCAAGGCTCAGGCTGCCGTCGAACAGCAGGGTCAGGCTCTTGCTGACGCGCAGGGAACTTGTACTTGGACCGGTAAGGCAAGTAAGGTCTTCACCAGAAACAATTGCGGAAGCTGTCAGCATGGTTCGTCTGTTACCGTAACTCAGGACCAAGTAGGTGGTCCATTTACGTCCAATATCAGTCGATCTGATGCTAATAAGAAGGCTCAAGATGCTGTAAATTCCCAAGGTCAGGCAGTAGCTAACAAAAACGGTGATTGCGTAGCTGATAGCACAACTCCTTCTTGGTCTGATACCGGAAGCACCCGTTGCGACGGTTGTACGTCTCAGAAGCGACAACGTGACACCAATCCATGTTCTTCTTCTTACAACAACACAAGATGGGTTAATGGAGGTGGAGAATCTTGTACAGACTGGTCTTATTACGGAACAGGAGATTGCGTAGGTCATACTCGGTATGATGCTTATCGTGATAGCTGCTCTGGTAGCATAGATCGTCAATATTCTGTAAGTTGTAGGAATTGCTGTAATTGCGGATCTTACGGTTCTTGGAAAGAAAATGGATGTAAGAATGATCAAGTTAAATACGTTCGTTATGATGATTGTGGTAATGCCGACTACAAATACGAATATGAAGTTGGAAAATGCGGATATGCGCCATATGTCTTTGAGTTTGTAGATGGAACAACTGGTAAAGTATGGTCTGGATCAGGTGAAGCACAAACTATACAATATACTATTACAAGTACCAAAAGTGGATCGTATATTGGATATAGTGTGCAATCTAAGCCTGATTGGTGTTCTGTAGATTATAGAGACCAGACATCTACGAGTATGCTTGCTAAAATTACTATGACAGCTAACTCTCCCTCTTCTTCTCGTTCCGGTACTATTACTTTCGTCCAAAATGAATCAGGGAAAACTGTTAACGTTAACATTACACAGGCTGCTGCTGTCACTTATGAGTTTAGTGCCAACCAAAGCACTTGGTATGCCAATGCAAATGGAGGTGCAAATAACGTATATTTATGTATTCAATTAAAAAGTAAAAAGAATGGAAGTAAGATAGGATACACTGTATCATCTAAGCCAAGTTGGGTTACAGAAGTTACAGAAAAACCATCAGGAGGAAGTTGTCCTGTTTTGTCAGGTTATGATTATTCATTTGTAATAATCTCATCCGCAAACAGCTCTTCATCTTCCAGAAGTGGCACTGTGACATTGAAGCAAAATGAGTCTGGGAAGACTGTTAACATAACAGTCAACCAAGCAGGAAAGGCTAAACCTGTTCCGGCGCATATTACATTGAAAAACGGCTCTTGGGCTACATATAAGAAGAATAATGTTTCTTATAATCCTGGCGCCGGTAAGTGTATTGCCGGATTCGAATGGATTGGTGATGAAAATGGAGATATCCGAATCTACACCTGTGATATTAAGGTGGTGGATGCTGATTATCGTGAGATATCTGGAGCTACTATAAGCGTCGGAACAATAACCCAGAGAACACAACCCGGAAGCTCTTGTTCGTATTTCGGGTCTGTACTGGGTGGTATATTGGCAGGATATGCTCATTTTGGAGATGAGAATGAAGATACTACATGGTATATACGAACTATAAACGTGTCTTACGACGGCAAAGTGTATAAGACCGCTACTGTTAGGCAGTATGAAAAACAAAATATCTCTAAGAGCGGTGGTATTTTCAATGTATATAATGCATCTCCTGCTTCTTATAACTTTATAGTAGATGGAGCTGAGTGTGGAGATGAAAATGGTACTTTAAGATATGCTTATTCTCAAATAAATCTTAATCCAGCATAATCAACGAGGGAGAGGATTTAGTCCTCTCCCTTGAATGTTTTTTTTGGGTTATAATATTTTGTTTTAAATATTGTCTATTAGGATAAAAATGATTAATATTGCACATCATTCAATTTTAAATTTTTAGTATCATGGCTTGTAAAAAGAAAGCTCGTCAGGGTGGTGAAGTCGATAAGAAAGACAAACCTAAAATGCGTCAAGGCGGTAGTGTTGGCGGCAAGATGAAAAGAAAGAAGACGAGCACTAAAAAGTGATTGAAAACCAGGGGGAAGGTGCTGATCGCCTTCCCCATTTTAGTAACATAACAACAACATATCATGAGCAACAATTTTATTAGTAAGGGGCAAAGGAATGTCTGTGTGACGTTTGTGAAATATTATCCTGTGTTGATGCAGGTTATTATGTTAGCCAGCATTTTTGATGAGTTTTATCCTTTTAGTATCACTAATTGGCTGTATCCGATATTAGGTCATTCTCTATCATGGGACCTATTTCTCTTGGCTTTTTCAAGAATGCTCAGGTTTTGTATATGGCATAGGTTATTGATCTATAGCATGATTTTTAATATCTGTGTAGAATGGGTTACGGTTAATATTGAGATGCCTATTGAACACAATATCGTAGTGTGGTCTGTTATGGCTGTTACTCTTTTGATAATCATTGCCTCTATTGTTTTAAGGTTTAAAACAGGATTTTCGCGAATAATACATAATTTATGCAAATCATAAACATTTGTATCGTATTATGTATAATAGCCAAAAGCTATTCCGATTATTAGCCTAAGTGTTGAAACAAACACTACGTTATTTAAGAATAGATAGTTACCTACGGATGTTTGCCCAAGTTCGTAGCTCTAAGGTAAGTGATTAAACAATGGTTGTATTCGAGCTATAGTGTTGCTTACGAAAAACCTTAAATAACATTGGCGATGGGTACTAACAGAGTTTTACTCTGACTTATGTTGAATAAACATTAAAAACGTTTGTAGATATGGTGTACGTACAAGACATAAATGGTAAACCTCTGATGCCAACAACGAGGCATGGTAAGGTTAGGAGACTGCTTAAAGACAAAAAGGCAGTCGTTGTAAACCTATGTCCGTTTACCATCAAATTAATGTACGTAACATCTGATTACAAACAAGAAATTGTATTAGGCGTTGATGCTGGAACTAAGCATGTTGGTTTATCAGCAACGACGAAAAGCAAAGAACTTTACAGTAGTGAAGTTATCCTTAGAAATGATATCGTAGATCTTTTGTCTACCAGAAGGGAGCTACGAAGAGCAAGACGAAACAGGTTAAGATATAGAAAACCTCGTTTTAATAATAGAATAAAAAGCAAGCGTCCGGGATGGATAGCACCTTCGGTGAAGTACAAAATAGACGCCCATATTCGCGTTGTTGAAAATGTTTGCTCTATACTACCAATATCTCGTATTGTTATTGAAGTGGCTCAATTTGATACTCAAAAGATTAAGAATCCTAATATATCGGGTAAAGAATATCAGGAAGGTGATCAACTTGGATTTTGGAACACAAGGGAATATGTTTTAGCAAGGGATGGGCATAAATGTCAGTATTGTAAAGGAAAATCGAAAGATAAGATCCTTAATGTCCATCATATTGAATCCCGAAAAACAGGAGGTGATTCCCCATCTAATTTTATTACCTTATGTGAAACCTGTCATAAGGAATACCATAAAGGTAATATAGATTTAAAAATTAAGAGAGGCAAGTCGCTTCGCGACGCAGCCGTAATGGGAATCATGAAATGGAGATTGTATGAAGAAATAAAGTCTAAATATGATAGAGTTTCTATGACTTTCGGTTATGTTACAAAATACAATAGGATTAATCATGGTTTTGAAAAATCTCATGTTTCCGATGCTTTTGTTATTTCTAAGAATTTTAATGCTATAAGATTAGGATATTATTATAAAGTAAGATTAGTAAGAAGACATAATCGTCAGATACATAAACAAAAGATTCAAAAAGGAGGGATTAAGAGGCTAAATCAATCTCCTTTTGAAGTTTTTGGTTTCCGTTTGTTTGATAGGGTTATGTTTGAAAACAGTTATTACTTTATATTTGGAAGGCGTAAAACCGGTAGTTTTGACATTCGATATATTGATGGTAAAAACCAGAAGAATGTCACATATAAGAAGTTGAAATTATCAAGGTGTAAACGTTTTATGATACAAATGGAATTAAATAAAAAAAAAACACGGACATGTTTTGAAAATGAAAGAAATTCTGACAGAGACGCTGCGTAAAAGCGGTGCGGCGGTATGCGATAAGATAAAGGAGATGTTTTTAAGCGGAGAATGCGATCATCTCACAGCCAACGATCTTGAGACATGGATGCAGCTTGCTAATCCGGCTAAGTACTATATCGGAGAAGAGGCTGTTTCTTATCTTAATGTAACTTCTAAAAGATTTTATGAATATCGGAAGGCGAAGTTAGTTCCTGATCCGGTTAAGATAAAGGGATTCCCTAAACCTTTATATACGAAAGTTATGTTGGATGAGGCTATAAAAACCATATCCGGCATGAGTGAAAGAGATATTTATATGAGGATCTTGAATGCTAAATCAAGAGAATCAAGAGCAAAAGAAAGGAGGGGAGCATGATCACTAATGGTGAATTTGTATCAAGAGTCGTAAACGGTATTCATGCCCTTGACAAAGATTCGCATGTTAGTCGGAGATGGATATTGAATATCGGTAGAACTAAAGCCGAATCTTATACAGCCCAGAGGTGGGATGATGGAACGTTACTTGGCGACCACCGGCTCCTAACTTACGTTACTTGCCTGGAGATGATTGAAGTTGATAAAATAGTTTGCTGCGATGCCGAATTTGCGTTGTGTAATACACTTATGCGGTCAAAGCATAAACTTCCAGGACTTCTTTATTCTGCCCTTAGACCGGCTATTACCAAGGTGACTAACGTAGATAACACTATATTTTTTAAGTTCGCTGAAATAAAGTCGTATCGTAATGAACAAAAAAGACCGTATGCTAAATACGTTAAAGAACGGCGTCCTTTTTATTATGTAGAAAACGACTATGTTTATATACCGGATTTTCATATAGAGCTTATTAACGTAGAGTTCTTTACAACAAGAAGAAAGAAGGCGCTGGAGTTAATGGCTTGCGATCCTACACCTAAAGGGTGCGAGTCTGAATGGGAATACGAATTTATCTGCCCTATTAAGTTAATTGAGTACGTAGTGGCAGAGACGATAAAGGAAGTAGCATTCAGGCTACAGATTCCTGTTGATGAAAATCCGAATCTTGATTCCAATCAGAAAAGTCAAATTGTTCAGTGATTCTTTTTATTGGATACCCGGCCATAGCTATGTAGCCACGACCGGGTGTTTTTTGTACTATTTCAATGCAAGAACAGGGTTTCCCCATTTTCTTTTCCATTTATCTCCGAGGTAATTTATCAAGGAATTGTAGTCTTTAATAAAACCGTCATCAATAACAGAGGCTATGACGTTCTCTATGGCTATTATATCATTGAGCTCATCTTTACTGGCAGTATTCCTTATCCCATCTTCATGTTTATTAAAAACAATGAAATTAATAGCTTTAGCAACTCTTTTTATATTGTCTTTCAAGTCATTCTTGTTTGGAACTATTTTGCTTATTGCGCTACACATCCTAACGTATGCATCGCCGGCTTCGTTCCGGTTTTCTATCAAACCATCTGTGAGCCAAATGACAACCTCTGCGTAAATTTCTGGATCCATCTCTAATGCAATCATAACAAACAGATATGGATTTACATACCATTTTTGATCTACTCCTTTTCCTTTTTTGTAGGCAAGGTCTAATTTTCCAAGATCCATTACACTGCTGATATTCAATTTGTTATTATTGAGTAGAAGATTTCTTCTACTCAATAAAAGCTTATTTTCCAGCTTATTAACTAATTCAGTACACCTTTCTTTAAATGATTCAGTTTCTATTATATGACTCAATTGTTTTGGAGCCAAACCTAATTTTTCTCTTTTAGCAGACAAGGCTTTCATTGCGTCAGTTATACATATGTAACCATCTTTAGACATAACAGACACATTCATTCCTAACAAAACTCGATCTTTTGATTGTAAAACAACATTTGATTTCATAACTTTACTACGATTTTAATTTTGTAAAATATAAGTCTACCTGTCCGTGAGGATCGGTAGACTTTGCAAATATAGAATAGTATTTTGATGCAACAATACATTCTAATGTTAATTATCTGAAATGTATAATTTTAATTTTTGAATGATGAAAAGAACATCAATACAATCACCGTATTTTGCAGCCTACTACCATCGTCTTATGAAGAGAAAGAATGGTTTTAAGAAAGGCATGATAAGAGACAGAGGAGAGGTTTTAAGACTGTTGTCTATTATATGGAAAACCGTATCAGAGCATTATGTGGAAGCTGATGCTGGTGTTTATATAGATAATGTGGGTTACTTATGCCATGTGCTTATACCCGGCCAGCGCTTTCCCGTAAGGCGGGACCTGGACATCGTGAGCAGGCTTGGCACCAATGGCTACCTCTATAACCACTTGGCTATGGATTTCGCAGACTCCAAAAGATATTACCATTTTGTAATACAAGATAGCTTGAAAAAGAAGTTGAGGGTTAAAATGAATAAAGGATGGAGATACCGATTTATGTACAATGAAATACTTGCTAAAAGAAGGGTGTTTAAAGATTTTCAGATTAAGAGAGTTTTCGAAGATAAAGAATTAGGACATAGAAAGTCGTAGAAAAAAAGTAGCGATCACCCTTTGTAGATACAGGATAATCGCTACTTTTGCATATCCGTCTACCTTCTCAGGCTGGCGGATATAAAAAATCATTCCTATTATGGGAACAAAGATAAACAATTTTCAAAACAATGCGAAGAACAGTAACATTATTTTGACGTCAGAATCCAACGAAATGGAATTTAGTAAAGAAATTGAAACTGTATCATCTTTCAAAAATTCAGATTTTGTAGAGTTAAAAATTATTGTCATTGATCATGAACCGTATTTTATAGGGTCTCCTATAGCTTCATTTTTGGGATATACAAATCCAAGAAAAGCGATAAGGGATCATGTTGATGAAGATGATAGGATGATAATGAAAGTTCCTGATACTCAAGGGTGGAACGAAACGTTCCTCCCCTATACCCCAAATACTAAAATATTGATAATCAATGAGTCTGGTCTATACAGCTTGATTTTTGGATCAAAGATGGATTTTGCTAAAAAATTCAAGAAATGGGTAACATCTGAAGTTCTTCCTTCTATAAGAAAAACGGGTTCCTATTCTATAACACCGAAAGACTATCCATCTGCATTAAGAGCATTAGCTGACGAGATTGATGCTAAAAATAGAGCCATAGCCGAGAGAGCGCAAGCAGAGGCGGAGAGACAGCAGGCGATAAAGACCATAGAAGAGCAGCGTCCCGATGTGGAGTTTGCGGAGTCGTTCAAGAAAGTTGATCATGAAAACATGTGGTTGATTAGAGATGTGGCGAAGAAGCTTGAGCAGAATGGAATCATCATCACCGAAAAGAATCTCCGTTTGTTTCTTGAGGAAGTCAAGTTCATGTTCAGGAATGGGCAGGGTAGATGGGAGTTATACAGTGACATTGTTAAAAACAAATTTGGTGTTTATCGATCTTATTTTGTGGATAAGTATTCTGGGGAAAGAGTTAATCAGCAAACCATCTACATGACAGGAGCCGGATATGAGGCTACACTTAAGGGGATAAAGGAAAAGTGTAGGAGCCTTTTCTTGAAGTATGGTAAGTTTGAAGATCCTAACTTTTGAAAATACAAAATAGGGCATTAGACAGATTATTTATATCTTTGTGGAGGTCAGGTTCGTTTCCTGTCCTCCATATTTTTTTGTTATGACAGTCGAAGATTATATCATAGAGTTAAAATCGTCTTTAAGATCATTTGACAAGCGTGATCTGATAGATGAGGTGTCCATCTACAAATGGGTAGAAATTGCCCTGAAGAAGTTTGGAGGTGATATTACTATGCGCAAAGAAGCGGTAGTGGATGTCAAGCGAGGGCAGGCCCGTATGCCTGGTGATTACTTTGATCTTATTCTGGCTTTCAAATGCGATTTTAAAGGATATGAGGTGCCTGAAGGTGATAAGGTGATACCAGAGCTTCAAAATACAATAGCTTGGAAAGAACGTACCGAAAGAAGCTATAGATGGTGTTCGTGCAACGAATGTTGTAAAGAAGAATGCGAGAAGGTGATAGTTGAAAAATTTTATATCAATGTTCATGATCGCGATCATGAAGTTCGTTGCTATTATGACCGGCCGGTAATGTTAGGTCTTGCTAAGCCTATGCTTCGTGATTCTTGTTTGAGTAAATGCCGGAATAAGGTAATCAAGGATAGTCCGTATGAGATAAATATCGTAAACGGATTCTTGTATGCTAATTTCGATGGTCCTATTTACATGCAGTACCGGTCTCTTCCATTTGACGGAGAATCTAATATAATTATACCAGACACGCCTCAAGGTCTGGTATTGGATTATGTGGATAATTTTGTAAAGATGAGATTCTTTGAGGAACTGATGTATAATGGAGAAGCGCAAGGAGCAGCCGATTTGTTTAAGTTGTATGCACAGCAAGATTTGGTTAAGCTGAAAAATGCTAAGACCGAACTTAAGATGATGGGTATGACATTAAAAGGCATGTACGAACCTCTTAGGCGGCGTCATGCCGAGTTTGAGATTTATTCTAAGGCATATCCTGTAATTGATAATATACTTAAATTAGTATGATTGAGGTAGTTTTATTTATATATTTGTCTGGCGTTATTGCATCTATGATTGTTTGGTCAATCAGGCAATTTAAAGGAGATGCGAGTTTGGTAGAGACAATGTACTGCCCGGTAGTATTTTTGTTGAGCTGGATATATGTATTTGAAATATTTAAAATGAAATAAGATGTTAGAGGTTAAAGCAAGCGAAATAGTAACCGCCGACAAAATGAGAGGCATAGGACCGGCAAACATCATCTTCACAGCCGGACCTAATCCGGTAGCCGAAGATCGCCGTGGCGTAGCTAAGGTAACGGCTGGGGGGGGGAGTAAGAACGTCACAATAACACAAGCTGCCGGCGAGCAGGTTGTTGTAATTCCTGAGTTCGATTATCTTGTTCTTAGGTATGGATGGGAATCAGAAGACGGCTCCGATTTTGATACTGCAACTGGTTTTACAAATACAGGCATATCAGAAGTAGATAATAAGTTTGTGGGATGGAGTAAGCAGTGGGCTACCACCCAACAACAGGTGGGTGATTACCTTATTTATGGTGGTGATAACATGCAGTCTGGTCTTGAAGGAGCGCTTATTAAGATGAAGACCTTGTTGTCAGCGCCAGGTATGGACGAGTCAGAACCTAATATCAATGCCGACATCTATGGTAATTGGTATGGAAATAGAGGACGAGGAAATGTTGTTGTGTCTTTTACAGCCTACCTTGGAGGAGAGATGGTTAAACAAGGATTTAATTTCATTAATGAAGGAGGTACGGAAGTTTACTCCGACAGCATTACTACTAACGTTTCGGCTCATGGTGAAACCAATTACCAAAATATAAAAGGTTTGTACACTAAGATGGGTACGATGGTTTATAATAAGGAAAAGCGTGATTGTGTTATTGTTATAGGTTAAGGCGATGGAAGGTCTTTGGGATAAATACAGTAGGATTAAGGAGGTGTTTTACCGGGATTTTGTTTATGATTCCAGCTACACAGAGCAGGCCTCGTGCATCCCACTGTCGTCGGTGAAGAACGGGGTAGGCTGGGTCGGCGACGGAACCATTAACCTGGCCCAGTATCTTCAGTTTGTATATACGGAAATGATTCTTGGTAACAAGACAGAAGATGATGTTCGTAATGCGATACTGGTGCTTACTCGTCTTGCCGATACTACTTATGATCTATTTTTTAATAGCAATAAAGGTATTTATTTCAAATTCGAAAAAGGATTTTTCTTAAGAGACGATATCCATAGCGAAGATGCAAGCAAATTCGGTCTTACCAAAATAAGTTCCGGGTACACTAATGGTATAGAGTTAAAAGACGAAGATCCATGCTTCTCTCCATTCACTTCACAAGATCAGATCTGGAATCTGGCTCCTATATTAGCTTTCTTGTCAGAAAAAGGATTTGAAGAAGCCAGGCAAGTAGGATACGATATTTTTGAGTACGTTATTAGGAACAGACACAAGATATACAATCCTTATTACAGCGCCTTGCTTCATCATTGGACATTCCTTCCTGATATGGATACCGATAAGGTTAAGCCGTGGGATAGGGTTAGTAACCGGAATAAGAATCTTAAATACAAAGTTAAGGTTAAGAGAGGTGCTAACAACTGGTACTTCTCTGGAGGGTTCAGATGGGCGTTTAAGAAGTTTGGTGGCAAGTGTAGTACATTCTGGCACTGCCTATGGTATAAGCCATTTATATTTTTAGCAGATAGGGTATATCATCCATATGTATGTAAATGGTTTGGCATTAAAGTCAAAAATAATTCTTACTATTGTCTTGGATCCACAAATGAAAAATCATGGTATGGTCCTAAGTTTAGAAAGAGGCTGGTTAATAAGTTTAACAAGTCTTTGGAAGGGGGAGAGCTATTTATGCCTCATCTGGTTTTTCTTCATGGATGTGAAGACGTTGATAGAAGCAGCTTAGAGTCCTACCTTAAGGAATGGGAATGGGATGAAGTTAATTCTCCTATTGAGTTTTTGACTTTATGCAATTGGTATAAAATATTTTTTAGCAATGAAAATATATTATAAATCAAAAATAGCTAAGTTATTTACGTTCATTGACGGCTACAAAACAATTATGTTATTTGGAGCCGTATTTACCGAACGTGATAGTATATCATTGAGAGCCGAATATCATGAGGAGGCACATTGCAATCAGTATCATACAATGTTTTGTTTTGGTATGTTTATATCATTGATTACAATAGGATTGTGTCTCTTATTCGGTAATGTAGGATGGTGGATGCTGTGGCTATCTCTTATTCCGATATTTTTATATTATGCATGGTATTTAATTGAGTACCTGATTAGGTTGTGCATATATCGCGATCATGATAAGGCATATCATAATATCGTATTCGAAAGAGAGGCTTTCGACTTAGAAAAGTATTGGAATCGGCATGATGTTTTGAGGAAGGAGTCGGAAGGGTTTAGTTTCCTCGGTTATTATCGGAAGGAGTATCATTATGAGTATTTTGAGGAACAGAGATCTGGTAATGAAGCCATTTATCATTGTGTTGAAATTGATACCGATCATGATACTTATTTTGAGGTGCTTGATTTAATGAGTAAAGATGAATCCGATACAGTTAGCCCAGATAAGGTTAATAATGTATTGAATCAGCTTAGGCAAGGGTCATGTTTTAACATTCATACTCAGAGTATAGTTTCTTTTGAGGTTATAGAAAAGAGAAGTAATGCTATATTTATCAAATTTAATCCAACTCCTGCTCCAAGTGAACAACATGGCATTATATATAGGTTTCAGATAAACAATAGAAAATATGTTTTTATGTTTTCTAATAATTATGATGGCAAGAGAAACCTTATACAAAACGCAGATGAGGATGTTGATTGTATGACATATGCAAGGGATACCAGACTTTATTCTAATAACTCTTTCTTTGTATTTGTTTGATTATACGTGTTAAATATAATTATATGATTTACAGTAATTTATTATATATATGGGGGGGGTAATCCTTAGTATATTATGAGGCGTCGTTTCTTGATAAAAAATAGGGAGCTTGAAGACTTTATCATAAGGTTTTATCCGGCCGGCAATTACACATGGGTAGTTCCTGATGGCTGTTTTTCCGTAGATGTCTTTTTAGTTGGTGGAGGAGGCAGTGGCAGCTCTGGCGGCGGGGGAGGTGGTTATACCAAGACCTTCAAGTCTGATAGCAAGGGCTGGAAAGACGGAGAAGCTATTGCTGTAAAACCCGGTCAATCTATTTCTATAACAGTAGGAAAAGGAGGAGCAGAAGTTTATCAAGCCGAACAAAATTCTCCTGGTAAAGATGGTGGTTATTCTCAATTCATGAGTTCGTCTTATAGAGCAAATGGCGGAAAGGGCGCTAATAAACATAAGGGAGGAGATGGTGGTAGTGCCGGAAGTTCGGAATATACACAAAATGGCGCTTCAGATGGTGGAGACACAAATGGAGAAGTATTTGGAGTAATTAAAGGTCAAGGTCATACTACCAGAGATTTTGGAGAATCCGGCGGTAAAAGAAATGCCGGTGGTGGGAGTGGAGAAACTAACACCGGAGTAGCATTCCAAGGAGGAATATCTGATTACAGTGAAGGATCTGGCACAGGAGGATCAACAAACGGGTCCGGTAAAGGAGGCGGAGGTTATGGCGGCGGAGGAGGCGGCGCCAGATACGCTATGGCTTATGCCGGAGCCGGCGGTGATGGTACTGTGTTAATTAGGGGTAGAAGATATAAATCGTAAGTAGATGTTATGAGACGAAGATTTGAAAATGTTAATATGGTGATGGGTAATTGTTTCTCTCCTGTAATGGAAGGAAGTCAATTTCAATGGAATAATATTGTAGTTAATAGTCCAGTATATATAACTCCAATAAGAAGAAAGAAATTCAAGATAAGTTTTGGAGAATTTGATTTATCCAAAGTTTTGTTTCATGTATCATCTAATCGTGATATTATAATAAGAGATAAGTCTCCATATACATTTCTATTGTTACTTCTGTCTGCTGATCATTCTAAATACAGTTTGTTTAATAATCATCTAACAGTTAATACCCAGGATTTACCAAGATATATTTTTTACATTGATTCCGAACATGAGGAACTGTATTCATACAAAGACGGGGTTTTAGAAAGTAATGTGACGATAATGGATCCAGTTGATGATTATTTCTATAATTATATTGATATTCAAATAAGAAATTTCAATGATAATCCTATCCCCGATTTTTATGTAGGTGTGGTCGATAAAGTAGGAGATTGAAAATGTATTTCTTTTCTTCACCTACTTTAGAAATCCATGATTAAATCTCTTTTGCTATCTTTGTGACAAACAGTTATAAAATGGCAGCAGAAGATAACAGAAACATAGCGGTTCCTCAAACAGGTATGAACCGAGATCTGCATCCGTCGAGTCTTACGGATCAGCATTATACGTTTGCCTTGAATGCCAACATCGAATCCGAGGACGGTAATGTTGGGATGAGATCTAATGAGCACAGTAATCTTAAATGCATTGATTTCGATGGATTTAAAGTTATTGGTTACAAGAATGATCTTACTTCAGGCAATATCTATTTTTTTATAACAAATCCTGAAACAGGCGTATCTAAAATAACTTATTTCAAGCCTGAATCCGATACAAGTATCTTATCCGATTCCGATATAGAATCTATGGTAGAAGGATCGGAGTCGTTGTGTTCTGGCATGAAGACCTTGCTGGAAGACAACGAGCAAGATCCGTGCCTTAATTTCTCTATCTATCATCCTATAAAAACCATAGAAATAAAGACAGAGAAATGTGGGAAATGTATTTACTGGACTGACGATTATAATCCTCCCAGGTATGTTATTGTAGACAAGGCTCTGACTCCTGATGATGAAGGTGATATATGGTATCATCATCATGGGTATAAGATATGCGATAAAGAATACGATAGGGATAAATTCATGCAGGAGAATGGTTGTTTTCTGGCATGTGAGAAACTTAGGGTATTTCCGCTACTGGACCAGCCATGCGTAGAGCCGGTACAGATAGAGTACGGAGGCAGCCTACGTGCGGGCGTGTATCAGTTTGCTGTGGCCTTGTGCGATGAATTTGGTAACGAGAAAACTAACTATACTTCATTGACTAACCCTGTTCATGTATTTGATGAGCAATATATTAGGATAAATGATGGTAAATGGGGAGAAAGAACTAATCTTGGTATAAGACTTAAGGTGTCTAATCTGGATAGGCAAGTCAGCCATTACAAGGTGGCTGTTATTCAGAATACTGTAGGATACAATGGCGAAACACAACCTGTAGTGGATTATTTTATAGAAGGTATTCATCCTATTACAGAGAAGACCATATACTATTATTCTGATCTTAATAATAAGAGGACAACATTTGAACATATTTCTTTAAAAAGAGCCATATATAATACATCAAGAGGAATAGTGTCAGTCGGAAACCGTCTTCTTCAATATGGTCTTACGGCAGAAAAAGAATGGAATTTACAGCCTGTAGTTTCCCTCATGGGTCATTTCTTGAAATGGCAGGCGTCTGTAGCCCACGAAGATTTATATAAGGATGGTAATGCTTGTTCGTTGTATGTGGGATATATGAGGAATGAAGTGTATCCGTTTTCTATCTCGTTTAAGACATCTACTGGTTATAAAACTCCAGCATTCGTTCTTGTTCCCCCACCTTCTGATAAGGCAAGAGAGGAAATGAACAAAGACAGTATCCCATACCAGTCTATAAACGCATATGCTCCGGATTGCTCAGGTGTTGATAGGAAATATGTATGGCAGTATAGCAATACGGCAGGAGATGGGGTATTGATTGACGACGATGCGGTTGTTATAGATGAAGAACAGAAAGAGTGTAACAACCCGGCTACTGTAGGTCAAACTGTTATAGTGGAAAGCAATTTCGCTACTTTTAAAGGGAAATCAAGATTTATTATCGATTATGATGATATTGTAGGAACCCCTATAAATTATTTGTCTGAAAATATAGGTCTTGTAGCTTGTAATAATAAGGAGAATGGAAACAATGAAAGACAGATATGTGATATAGCTACCAAATACAGAGAAGATGGAACACAGGATTATATGGAGCCAATTGATCATATTAGGTTACCAGAAATGGAAGGAGACTGCGAAGTCCCTCATCGTCAAGAATCTATATTGTCAGCTCCAGTTCCACTAATAACAGGCCTTGTAGAAGATTATATCTATAAGGTTCTTAGCGAAATGGAACACGTCTCTACAGATTATCTATATACCACAGGAGGAGAAAATCAGAATAAGTATTCTGTGTTGTTTAATTACGAGACAATGGATTCTTTATCTGAATGGATGGATGAAGTATTTTTTGGGTATAGCGCTGGCAGCATATCAGGTGATGGCAATCAACACCTTTGTTCTGAGTTTTATCCATACTTACAACCTGGATCTGTTTTAAAAACCGTGTCTGATGCTATATACGTATTAGATACCATGCCTTGTACATGCGGATGTTATATTGAGAGTTATTGCTCTGATCCTACTGTGTCAAGAACTGATTATAACAACTTTCAGAATTATAATTATCTTCTTGGAAGTTATATTCTTCATATAGATGGATGGAGCCAAAAGATAAATGGTGTAGGAGATTGGCGAGCCGGTAGATCTACCAGTACAGTCATAAATAATCAGTATAGATCAAAGAACGGACCCAGGTATTGTATTGAGCAATTTTGGCCTGAAGCTTCTGAGAAGTTGCAAGATATGATATATAAAAAATCGGATACTGGTATAGATGAAACTGATTGGAAATTTGAAGGGTATGTAAACAATGCTACATTTAATAATCCTACAGGGGATAAGCTTAATATTGGATTCGCATCTGAATTTGTGGTATGGAAGTTTGTCAGAAATGTAATGACAAATGCAAGATTTATTAGGATTAATAGACCAGAAGAGTGGGACATAGAAGGTTATAAAGACGAGAACAAAGTTCTTTATCTTGAAGCTCTTGGAAAGATAGATGGCATAATGGATGCTGTGTCTACCAATTACGTTCGTGTTTCTTTTTGGAAGGATGTTGAAACATGGTCCCCTCTTGGAATAGTACCAGTTGAATTTGATAGACCTGAGTATGAATCATCTCATTCCGTTATTGTTAACATAGCAAGACCGGCTTTCGGAGAAATAAATGAAGAGTTTTTTGATTCTATAGGTCAAAATTATTTTTATGTTACAATAGAATCTCCTATTGTAGCGGTTCCTTGGATAATGACGTTTAGACAAATTCAATTTTGTTCTTATAAAAATTATGATACCCCAGAAGAAGAGGAAGAAGAAGGAAAGAAGCCTTCCCGTGCTATTCTTGGAGTCGCTTTTGCTACAGGTAAAACCATATATCCTTATATTTTTGGTATAAGAGAAAAAGAAATAAATAAGGTTGATTTGTCTGTTGATTCAATAACATTAAGATCGACGGTAGTATTTGCATCTAAATGTCAGACATGTGGAGATAGGCCTATTAATTGCAAGCCTCGTCCTTATAAATACGGGGATTTTGCATATTGGGAATCATCTGAGAAATATCCTGCTAATTTTGAACTTTATGATAGTAGTAGGATGAAAATAGACACAGGTAGATCTTATGATGATCCAAAAAAAACAGAAGCTTATTCTAATATTATGAATAAGTTAACAGAATATTATGGTGCTCCTTTGTCAGACAAAAATGGATTATCTTATTTCAAGGGTCATTCTTATGGAGGAGTAGATACTTCTACCGTATTTTGCCAACAACCTATACGTCATTACCGGTTCCCAGATAACAAGCATATACCTTTTATGAACAGTGATGAACGTGGATATGACATAGCTTCTGAAATATATCCGGTAGGTATTATGGTAGATGAGAACACCATACAAGTGTTTTTGGATTTTGCGGTAGATTCTGGTTTGATTACGCAACAACAAAGAGATACGATCGTAGGATATGAACTGTATCGTGGAGATAGGAGGCTAAATAGGTCGGTTGTGGCCTCAGGATTGGCCTACGATATGCTTAGATACATAGGAGACGATGGTAATGTAAATATCTATCCTAATTACCCATATAATGACCTATCACAAGATCAATATAATTATACGTCTGGCAAAAGAGACGAGTTTATATCCCATCCTTTCGACAAAGGAGGAAACGTGTGGTATTCATTTTGTTCGCCTGATATTTATTTTAACAAGCCCGAACTTCCAAATGAAGTATGTATAGACGGGTTCCAAAGAGGAACGTCTGTAGGCAGTTTTATACCTGTCGAAGATCATCCAAAATGGACTATCTTAGGTCCTGCCGCTTATACGATGGCTGCGTCACTTGCCGCAGTTGAATCAAGTGCCACAATAGCCGCTATGATAGCAGAAGAGCTTCAGATAAGGGCTCAGTCTGGATACATAGGAGGGTCGGCTGGTCTTACCGGAGGAGGATTCCTAACGAATTTAAGTGTGGCCATGCTGTTTTCTTCAATGGTGTCAACCATCAGTCAAACTCTTGCTAAGGGCCCGATATTGTACGGTAAGTACCGTTATGATTGGCTTAATACGTTTATAAACAATGGACCAAGACGTAATCATGCGTGGTATTATACTTCTGTAGGATTATATAATTCAATGATAGGTATAACAGACCAGGATAAGTATGAACGAAATTTTGCTCGTGGTTTATCTTCTGTTAAGTACATGAAGTCCGGTGTGTATCCTATGATGGATGCCAGTATGTCATCTAAATGGGGAACCGGTAAAAACGATAATGAGGGACGATTCTTATTTGTTAATAATATAGATCGTGAATCTTCGTTATTTTTATCATTTGGTGATCCAGGTGAAAAAGGAGATGGTAAATCGAAATATTTATTGGAATATCCGAACTATGTCTACAACTACGACAGTAGCCGTATAGATGATTTGGTTATTGCTGGAAGCGATGTTGTAGCAGGAAGAACATTCGAGCAATCCAAATCAGTTTCATACATTTGCTCTCCGTATATGAGGCTTATGCGATATAGGCCGGATCAATATGGTCAAATAGAAGATATAAAATGGATTTCCATAGGTGGATGTGGATTTTTCACTAATGAAAAGAAACTGATGTTCGGTGGTGATACGGTGATAACCAGATTTTCATTAAAGAGAAAATTTCCTGTTTTTTATAATAGTGCTTTTGGTATTGGAGATATGATACCTTTCCCTTACATGGATTATAGAAATGTAGGGTATCCAAGATATTTTGTTAATTATGATACCGGAGAAGACGCTCTTGAGACGATAGATAACGAACGTTTCAATAGTTGGACATCTTCTAATAAAGGACGATATCAGTTCTATCCTAATAGAAAAAGCTTATATGAGCTAAATGGTGATACGGCCGGCAAGTACGTTGATGGAAGATTTTACACATGGTTTTATGGTATTCCTCAATTCCTTGTAGAGTCTGAAATAAATTGTAATTTCAGATTAGAGGGACCTCAGCCCCATGAATTATTCTACCCAAAAGTAGGAGATTTTGTTTGGTGGACGCAGGAGAAGAACGTGTCTATACATAGGGATAATGATTACAAGATAAGTCCTATCTATTCATCAAGAATGACATTGACACCTAATGTATTGCCGGCAACATACGAACGTCGTTTTTATGATTGTGCTTATCAGCGACCTAATGGTGTTATATGGAGTAGGGCTGACGTATCTGAAAACAGTCAAACAGATCCGTGGCTGACGTATAAGCCTATGGACTATCATGAGTTCCCAACCAGCAACGGGAAGCTTATTCACATGAAGCGTATCGAGTCTAATCAGATTCTTGTCAGGTTCGAGGACCAGGTTTCACTCCATAACGCCATAGACGTAATCAAGGAGCGCACCTCCCCAGGGCAGGCCGAGATGGGCACCGGCGGTCTGTTCGCGTCCCGGCCTTTGGAGTACAACACGACCGACCTCGGTTATTCTGGAACACAGAGCACTGAAATAATTAGTTCAGAATTTGGTCATTTCTGGGTAGATACTAAAAGAGCACAAGTGTTTATGACCGATCCGAACGGACGTAATCTCAAGGAACTTAGTGTAGGTATCAGACATTGGCTTAAGCGTCATCTTCCGTTTAAGATTCTTAGATACGGAATAACTAATATCTTGACCGGTGCAGAAATGACAGAAGAAGATACGGATAATAAATTTATCGGTCTTGGTCTGTCTCTTGGATGGGATAATAGGTATAAGAGGGTACTTATCACTAAAAAAGATTATATACCTGTTAAGAACCCGGCATATTACAAATATGATGGTGGAAGGTTCTTATACAATGAAACAGAGGTGTTGTCAAACGATAAGGAAATATCTTTAAAAGACGAACAGTATTTTAAAGACGTGTCGTTCACTATCGGATATTCGTGTCTGAAGCAAGAATGGATTTCTTATTATTCGTTCTGTCCTGACTATTATATAGAACAGCAACAATATTTCCAGACAGGAATAAACTTCCCGGCATCAGACGAAGAAGGTGGCTTATGGAGTCATTTGCTGACGAATAAGAGCTTCCAGACATTCTACGGAGCAACATATCCATTTATATTAGAAGTGCCGATAAAAGAGAAATATAATGGCTCTACGCTGGCTTCTGTAGAATACGAGCTTGATGCAAGGAAATACGTCGATGATGTGAATTACACACTTGATAGAAAAGTAGGTTTAGATACGATAACCATCTACAACGACACAAACAACTCAGGTGAAATTCATCTTGTTCCAGAAGAAAAGAATAATTTAGCGCAACGTATATCGTATCCGAAGATCGTAGGCGACCATACTGAGGTCCTGGATACTGAGATATATAGAAGACATAAGTTAAATGACTTCTTTAATAGGGTTGACGATGACCGATCTGAAACACCTATCTGGATCAAGGACGATAACGATATAAATAAGTCAGTTAATCCTGATGCTCTTAATTTTAGACGGTCATGGCTGGACAGGTTAAGAGGAAGTTGGATGCTGATGAGGATAAAGAAAGTAATTAGCAACCGGAAAATTATATTCCAGTGGTTGATTTCTGAAGATAAGATTAAGAATAGATAAATTACAATATTTAATAAGTTGAAAATAAGTAGTTTTTATTTTGTGATTTAATAATAGTTGAATGTATTTGTAGCGCCTATCGATCCATCTCGGACAGATAGGCGCTTATTTATTAACAATAAAATGATGTAAAATTATGAAAAGTAACGTGTTATTGCAATCAGAAAGCAGAGAATTGTTGGGTAGAAACATCTCTGTTATGTCAAAAGACGGTTTTGTGTGTATAACAGAGGTAATGGAAGCTTTGACTGAAAAGAGGGAAAAACATGGTTTGGCTCCAAAAAGATTAGATGATTTAATGAGTACAAAAGGATTTCAAGAGAAAATGTATGCTTTAGTTAAGAGACTGAATATAAACAATATATGTACTGCGGTAAAAATCGCAGTACAAAAAAACGATCTGTGTATTAGCAAGTTGACTGATCTTAAAAAATATCATATGGCTTACAGAAAAGGAAAAGGAAAAGATCAGAAATGGTTTGTGGATCCTTATTTCTTTGTAATGGTTGCATTGGAATTAGATCCAGATATATATGCGAGTGTAGTTATATGGCTTACTGATGGCCTTATCAAGAATAGAAATATGGCAGGTGATGCTTATATAAGAACATGTAAATCTGTAGGATCACTTGTAAAAAACAAAAATGAATTATCTGATAAGATAAAAAGGATAGCAAAGGCTATTAATTTTATTGTATTCAATAAACATGAGGATGGAATAAGAAATATGGCAACGGAAGAACAACTTAATGATATAACGGAATTAGAAATAGCCATAAGTTCGATAATAGACGGAGGATTTATAACAAACTACAATGATCTTATATCTTATTTAGGCAAGGAGTGGAAAAAAAGATGGGGTAATCCAATTATGGCTCTAAAGTAATTTATCCGAATTAATATATTTTAAATCATTTTAATTTGTAAATCATATTTTAGTGTTTATATTTGCATCGTAATCAAGAGAGATTATAATACAAGACAGTGGTGATGGAAGGTGATACTTCGGTTTGTGTCATAGGTTCGAGTCCTATATTTTTCATGCAAGAAAAATTAGATCAGTTTGTAGATCAAAACCTCCTTTCATATTAAAACACATTCCAGGTTCTCCCTGTTTTAATAAAATATATAGATGGTGAGGAGTTCGGTTACTTCGAAAATTAGCGTAGTGGATAACGCGGTATTATGTAAAAATACTTTTCATTGGTTCGAATCCAATATTTTCATTTTATCCGGCTCCGTTTTTCCTCTGTTTGAAATATATAAAAACTAATGAGTGGTGATGAGGTTAGTTACTTCGAATTTAGCTCAGATGGATAGAGCGATACTCTTTTAAAGTATAGGTCGATGGTTCAAATCCATTATTTCATTGTTTACACTAACTTCAGATTTTCCCTCATTGAGTATTCATTTTGATATATTTTTTTTTCAAGCAGTGGTAGTAATATCACTGCTTTTTTTTGTATAACACTTTAAAGAAAACAACAACAAATGGGCAAGTTTAACAAGAAAAATGAAGGTGTTAAGCCTACAATTACCAACCACATGGGAGAGGCTGCGTATAAGCCTGGTGTAGAGGAGGAACTGGTTTCTACGGTGATGACAACTATGTTATCTGATTCTTATTACGAGAAGGAAAAAGACAAAGTAGAAAGAATTAAGAATCTTATGGGTCGGGTGGATCCGTATTTTGCAGCACAAACGGCATTGTATGTTCGGAAGGAAGGGAAGCTGCGGTCAGTAACGCATCTTATGGCTTCTGTCCTTGCCAGCAAAGCATCGGGTAAGGAATGGGCTTCAAGGTTCTATAACAAGATCGTTATGCGTCCTGATGATATGAGCGAAATCCTTGGCTGTTATGCGGCTCTTAACGGCAAAAATCCAAAGAAGTTAAGAGGTATATCCAGTGCTATTAAGAAAGGATTTAAGACGGCTTTGGAAGGTCTTGATCCGTATCGGATTGATAAGTATAAGATGGACAGTAGGGTCATTGCTATGGTTGACCTCGTAAACTTATTTCACCCCAAAGGCAATCAGGCTAACAAAACGGCTTTCCAGTACCTTATAGAAGGTAGGTCTTTGTCTGGATTATACGAAAGCAAGATTCTTGAAAAAGAAATGTCTAAAGCCGGACAGGATAAGAAAGACAATAAGGAAAAGAAAGAAGCTTTAGGTGACGCTATTCGGGACGTGGTTTCCAATGTAAAAGGTATGCCTATTTTTAATATGGTTCGTAACCTTGTAAACATAATCAAATACGCGCCTGATCAAATAGGTGAAGTTTGTAGGCAGCTTACAATAGAAGAGAAGGTGCTTAATTCGAAGATGCTTCCTTTCCGTTTTGCTTCAGCTTTCAAAGAGGTTGAAAATATGGGCACTGATGGTTCCGAAAATGATATTGTATTTGAGTCGGATAAAAAACGTGCTAAATTAACAGCGCGTAACAAAGATAAGATTTTAGATGCGTTGGAGAAAGCCATAACCATCTCCTGCAAGAACCTGCCGGTATTGGAGGGGCGGTCGGCTATCCTGATTGACCACTCTGGCTCTGTACGTGGAGATATGGGAGGATCTTCTAAGGTGTCTGCCTTTAGCCAAACAAGTACGGCTGTCATTGGTAACTTGTTTGGCTGTATGATCGCATCTGTGCTTCCTGACGTATTTATTGGTATGTTTGGTGACGACCTTATCAATTACGAATACGATAGAAGTAAAGGTGTTTTATGGAATAACAAAAAATCTTTTACTGCCGGAGGAGAATGCGGTGGTGCTACCGAAAAAGGTCTTTTTGCATTCTTGGATAAGTGCGTTAAAGATAAGATCAAAGTAGATAACTTGTACGTTATTTCAGATATGCAGATAGGAGACGGTGAATCTGTTGTATGGGAGAAAACCTCCGGTTATAGATATGGTAAATTCGCCGAACTTTTGAAAGGGTTCAAGAAAGTGAATCCAAATTGCAAAATCGTTTCTATTTCTATTCAAGGATATGGAAGTGAGATGTTTTACAGAGGATCTAATATCTTGAACATAGCTGGCTGGTCAGAATCTATCTTCGATGTTATTAACAGCAAGTTCTGCGGATATGAGAATATGGTTGAGAAAATTAAGAAGATAAAAATTTGATTATTATTTCTATTTTAATTGTAGCTTTTCATAATAAAAAGTTTTAATGGGTATAGCCGAAGAAGTACGTGAGTATATCTTCGGCTTTTTTATTTACCTTTGTTGAAAAACAGTTTGTTATGAAACAAGTATTATATAAAAATGATATATACCCCTATAATGTAAGGGTATTGCTTGGAGCAGATGAAGAGTATATAGTTAAGACGTTCGCCAACCTGGAAGTAGAAGATCAGAGCTGGGAGGGGTGGACTGATGATTATGGTGGCAGAACTATTTTCGTAGGAAACCGAACCAATCACAGGAAAGAAATATGTTTCTTATTTCATTCACTATCTGATATGGATGTTAGAACCATAGGACACGAATGCCTGCACGGTCTTTCTATTTATTGTAAGTATCTTAATATGGATTACGGTTTTGAAGTCGGAGGAGATGAGCATGCCGCCTGTCTGATGGGATGGTTAGTTGATAAGGTTTGTGGTGCTTACCACAAATTTAAGAAGGAGGATGAAAACAATGGAAAAGAAGACTAAAAATTATGTAAGAGACAAACAACCAAAAACATTATGGAGTAAAATTGGTCCGTTTGTAAAACTTAGAGAATATCTGGCATCTAATATAACACCTGACGTGTATGCTAATGAAAGAGGATTAAAAACCAAAATAATGGAATTTTTTGGTCAAGATGTTCCGAAAGCCAATGTAGATGATTTTAGTCAGAATCTTTGGTTTAGATTCTTAAACCAACCAAATAATCTGAAAGAAGAAAATGGGATTGTCAGAATACCAGACAATATCAAATCCATTATATCTGACAGGATAAATGGTGGGTGGGAGAAAATGACTAAAAAATATGGAAGGGAGCTTGATTCCTTAGATAATAAGATAATTGATGGAAAAGTTGCAGGCAAGGACGTATCTGATTTGGAGGAGTTAAGGGATGTAACAAGTAGGAAACTTGGAATGGTGGAAGAGGGAATAGATCTCTTAAAAAAAGCCAGAACTGGAGAACATCAGGTATTTAACGAATATAATTTTATACCGGATGCTTACGGAGATTTAAATGATTTATCAGGCTTATCAAGCTTTACCATGTACCGTGATGATAGAGGTAGGATGGTTGTGAAAGATAAGTACGATTTTTATAGAAGCGATCAACCTTTTGGTGTTGGGGTTGTTACTAAGACTCTTGATACAATAGGATATCCTTTTGAAATAAGGGATTATGTAGAAGATAAAATCCCATACGAAGAGAATGATCCAAACAAGATCCTGTTTAGATCCATTATTGATTCAAAGAATGATTTGGATAAAAGGATGGAGATAAGATCCAAAAAACAAGGAGGGGATTCTTCTAAGCCGGAAATAGATTGGGATTTATTCAAATCCAAATATGAAAATATGAAGCGTGTGGGTAAGGGTAAGCATCGTACTATGGACGTAGAAGGGATGAATATGATCTATGATGCTTTATATGATAAAGGTTTTAATCAACGCCAGATAGAAGCCGTACTTGGAAATATTATTGAAGAATCTGGTGGAAACCCCTACGCTGTATTTGAGGATGGAAAATTTAGGGGACTTTTTCAAGAATATTACAAAAGATATCCGCCAAAAGAGTTTGAAAGAGATAAAGAGAGATTTAAGAGCGATAAGCGTGGATATATCAACTATATGATAGACAGATTTTATGATCATGTTCAAGATGCTGGGAAGTATAGTATAAAAGATACTAAATACAAAAAAGCTATTCATGCAGTAAACGAATTTATGTCAGAAGATCCAGATACGGATTATTCGTATCCACTTGTATATGCTTTTGAAGCTCCATCAGATAAAGAAGGAGCTTATAAAAACAGAAAGAGCGTATCAAATTTGATAAGTCAATCTTATGTTTTGGATAATGTTGATAAAAATGATAATACTATTGTTGATGCTATTCTTGGAATAAAAAATGATCTTGAGCTACAAGACTCTATTTCCACTACAAGAGGTGAAGCCTTTAAAGAAGCCAGGAAAAGAGGTCTTAAGGAATTTACATGGAATGGAAAGAGATACAATACCAACATCAAGAAGGAAGGTGGCGTAGTTGGCAAGCAGCGTGAAGCATATGAATACTTTACTAATAAGCGCGGCATGTCCAAGATACAGGCGCTCGCCATCATAGGTAACCTCATGGCTGAATCTGGCCTTAAAGATGACATATACGGAGACAACAGAACATCATACGGCATACAGCAATGGCATAACGAACGCATGGATAAGCTATTCAAGCACGCCAAAAAGAAAGGACATTCTACACCCACATTCAAAGACCAACTTGAGTTCTTGGCTGACGAATACGAAGGGAAAACCGGATATTCTAATTTCTTATACACAAGAAAAGGAAAAGAAGGACCAGGGTATTACAACTACAGCCGGCAGGATTTTATGAACGCCGATAACCTTAAGGATGCTGTAGTAGCTTGGAACCAAGGAGCAGGACGTCCTCATAAGAGTGTTATAAGAAATGATGATCGTTATGACTATGCTATGGAAGTTGCTAAAAATCTTGGTTTGGAAATTGAAGAAAATTCCGTATCCTTGTATGGTCAAATGGGATTCGGAGATGATGGAGAAATAGCAGCATCGGTAACACTTCCAGAGGTAGAAGTGGCAGCCGCCCTCCCTAACTCGGAAGCCCAGTCCCAGGAGAGACAGTCCGAGGAAGAGAGATTCCGTACATGGACTGAAACGTATGGTAAAGACATCGTAAATCATTTACTGACGTTAGACGGGAAAAAGGATGGTGATGACAGTGATTACAGCATGATGTATAAACAGCATGAAAAAGAAAGCGAAGAGGATAAGAAAATGGCTTTGATTAATGCCGTGCTTCCCAATATTCAGCTTCGCATTAAAGGCGTCACCGAAAATTAGAACAAGAGGTATTTTTTTTCTTCATTAATAAATCGAAGCCGGATTTGAGACTCGTTATGCGGATACCGAAGGTTGAAGAACGATATCAAGATAATCCGGCTTTTTTGTGCAATTTCGTGAAGGATGGAACTATCATCGTCTTGGTTTAACAGAACAGACCTACGTACCTCCACTGTCCTGACGGGCATGGACGCCCGTCTCGCCTACCAGCCTGCCTAATTCTCCACTGGCTACCTAATATAACTATTAACGTCACTCCATCACCTATCTCCCTTCAGTCGATAGGTTCAGTCGTTTTTAAATATTATAAGTTCTTTCGCATCGTTCCCTTCGGTCACGATACTCAATCTTTTAACACAATTAGGCAAACAATATAATAACGGAAAAAGTAATTTGTCAATCTGTTCACTCACTTAACTCCCTTCGGTCGTTAAGTTCATTCACTGTAAACAATTATATGAATAAATGGTAAAGTATATAAAATAATATAAATAATATAATGAGTAAGATCATTGAAAATGGTCTTAATATTAAGGAAAACGGAGACTATTCATAGGCGTAGTTTTAATTCAAGATTTGTTGTCCCACCCCTGACGGTCAGGCGGTTACGTTCAGAGTCGTTTTCCCGTCTCTTATCCAAACCGTCATAAAACAAAAAACCTTGTATCCTATTTCTCTCAAACCGGATACAAGGCCGTGCATTTTCTTATTTGAACATATGATGAAAAATCATATCTTTGCACTAAAACAACATAATTATGGAGACAAAATTAAATGAAATAATAGATCCTCACAAGTTACACGACAAGCTCTTTAAGAAAGAGCAGGTCTCTCCGATAGAAGTTATCTACAATAGTTTCAGTAATTTAGGGTACAATGTGGTACGCCGCCCAGCTGGTCAATGTTTAGGGAGTTTGAGATATTTTAACCTGTTTTACGATAAGAATACTCATCATTTTTATCAGAAGGACAGGAAGTTGAGATATTGTAGCAACTTTCTCATATCTGATTACTGGAAAGATAGAGTGCGATGTTTCATAGTTTGGAACTTTGGTTTTGGAAGATTCTTTCCGTACAATGACTTCATAGAGGCTATGGTTTATGACTATCTTCGATATGGAAGAAAGTCAGTTCCTTATCTTAAAAGCGTGCAAGAAGCCGAAGAAAAGTGTGTAAGGTTCTATATCCGGTCTCAGATAGATATGCTCCGTAAGGAAGGATATGCCGCATACCGGGCTAAGTTTAAGGAAGAACGTCCTCAGTATTTCATCGGAGACAATAGGACGGTGTTTAGATGCCTTGACAGCTCTTTGAAAAGAGAAGAGAAGATTGCTGCATGCGTAGCCCACAAAAGGGCTTTGAAAGAAGGTATTATAACTTCCTTTATCAATCATCTCAAGAAACATCCTACCACCTTGTATTCTTGGTTTTCGTCAGAGGTGGACAGTGAAGGAAAGAATAGACTATGTTTATCTGACAAAGCCGTTTCGTATTTAAATAAGAGGATGGTTCGCAATGGATTAAAGGCCCTTTCGGCATCATATCTTTTTAGGTCGTTCAGAAAAATGGTGAAGACTCTGTTTGGTTCCAATGTCAGGTCGTTCTTGAATAGCTGCCTGATGTCTGTTTCAACAGAAGAGGTTTTAACCAAGTCCATGAAAAAAATAGTTTCCAAGACGGTGCTGTTTTTGTACAAGAGAGCGCTTAAAAACTATCGACGGGCATGCGGCCTTAAGTATGATCCTGATTCGGGTGGTTTGTCTGCCGTACATGATTGATTTTTAAACGTATCCCATAACGTTGGATTTTCTCGTTCGTTTCTCTTATCTTTGTGAAAAAAGATAGTATGAAATTACGAATCATAAAAAATCGTCCGATATTCGCTCCTGGCGGTAGTGTTCAGGATAAGAAACAGGATATTAATGTATCCTCTACTCAGCCTATTCTTGATTATGGAACGCCTGTTAATAAATGGGGTGAATCTGATATTCAGAATATATATATGCCTTCTGATGTGACTTTAGAAACAGAGGAGGGGGAGATAAATCCATTTAGTAGTATGCCTACATCCGATCCGTTTTTTGAAAATCATGATGCAGGATATGCAGGATATCTCGCTGATAATAGGGGTATGGTTAAAAACGTAGAGAAATCAGTTGTTAATAATGCAATGAATGTAGGTGGCTCTGATGCTGATTCTTCTAAAGAAAAGCGATCACAAGATGGAAATCCTTTGGATCCTATGACTGCTCCTTATTATTCTTCTGATCTTGCTGGTAGGTCCCAGATGTTTGGTGCGAGTTTGGGAAGAATAAGGGCTGGAAACAAAACCGGTGCTAACATAGCGGAGGCGGCTTTATCCGGTCTTAGTCTTGGGATGGGTCTTACCCGTAATATTATGGGGGCTTCTTCTGAGGCTTATGCCGCCAGTAGAGACGAACAAGCGGCAAGAGAGAAACTTGCCGAGAATCGCCGTCAGCAGTTTATCCGATGGGAGCGTGAAGGGGGAGGTATTAATCTTGGAAATGGTCAGAGAATAGATACGTCTGATATGACAGGGGAATATATTTATCCTCTTCCTAAATCTATGGAGGATAATGCCAATGTTGAGATAGAAAAAGGAGAATATGTTTCGACTCCGGATGATGTTGGCCCTATGGAGGCAAAAGGTAGCAGGCATGAAGACGGCGGCACTCCTGTTGATTTACCCGAAGCTCATATTATTTCAGATTACCGTACTATCGATGATGATTTTGCTTCTTACATAAGGGAAAATTATGGCATTAGAGCTACGGAAAAAGATACGTATGCTACGCTTCTTGATAGGTACAAGAAAAAAATAGGATTGTCTGAAAAGTATGATGATCAGGAACGTGTTTTCAAGAGGTTGGAAAAGAATAAGGATGTTAAGGATAAAAACACTTCTGAGTTAAATAAGTCCATTCTTTCTAAGTACGTAAATGATAATCAAAAGGAAATAGACGAACTTGAGGCGCAATTCAGGTCTTTTGCTGACATCGTTTATAACAAGCAAGAGGAATCCAAGCGCCAAGAAAAGATAGATGCTTTCTTTAGAGATGGCGGAAAAGTTGATTTAAATGCTGTGAGAAAACAAGCTAAGGCTCTTAACGTATCTGAATCTGATGCTAAAAATTGGATATATGATGAGTATGTAAAGAGAGTTAGGAAAATGGCTGAAGGCGGTCCTACCAAGGAACAGATAGAGTGGGGTAAGAAAGTACAGCAGCTTTTAATGAAGCAGTTTGGACGTACTCTTAATATGTCTATAGTAGATGTTGCGGACAGAGAGCAGATTCTTAATCCTGATTCTGGTGTAAATTCTAATCAAAATCTGCAACATAGAAGTAGTGCCGGTTATGGTAGGGTAAATAACAAGGCTATTTCTAATTTGCTTGATATTAACCGTTGGGCTAATAAATACAATACGGATGGTGATTTTAATACAGAAGGATTCCAGACTGGATACAATAGCCAACTAAATAGCCTATGGGCTTTGGCGGAATCAGGTGCTATAGCCAATGCCGAAAAAGCCAAGAAATTTAGAGATGAATACGGATTTTGGGGAGAAGATGCCGGAAAGTACGACCAAGGAAGTAAATCGGCATATAACTCATTTGCCGTAGATGGCAAATTTGGACAAACTACGGCAACCAGATCATTTTATGGATTGGATGTAGTTACTCCTGAACAAAAAAGATTGTTGAACGAAAAAGGAATAAAAAATTATGTTGACTTATTTGGTGATAAATCTGATGCAGCTAAGAAGATTCTGGGTGCCGATTATAATAAGTTTGCTGCTTTAAAAGATAGTGGTTTGATGTCGGAAATGGACTTTGTTTTAGAAGCCGTAAACCCAGCATCAAAACCTATAGAAGCTGAACCTGTAGGAACCGGTTCTAAATCTCCCAACCCAGGTTCTCCGGGCAGGATAGAAGTGAAGGAAGAAAATCCTGTTATTAATACTACTGTAGAAACGGATGTAGATGAAGAGGATGATACAAACAGAAGCAAGGGCATGGGCCCTGCTTTATCAGGTCCTATATTCCCTGAGATGTTGAGGATGCTTGATACCGGATTAGAGATAGAGGGACTGGAAAGGCATCAGGCTCCGAGAATAGACCCGGTTCTGCAATCTGCTGATCAGTATATCAACGAGCTTAACCGTGCGACATCGGCTCAGTTGGACGCAATAGGTGACGTGCCCGACTCCCAGCGTTCCGCTATTCTGGCTAATATGAACGCCATAGCTGGAAGCAATATAGCCAAGTACATTAACGAAGTAAATTTCAATAACGCAAGGCGGATAAACGAAGCTGATAGATTCAATGAAATGGCTTATGTTCAAACAGACGATAAGAACATAGCGGAAAGGCAACGTTATGAATCCGGATTGTTGAAGGCTATGGCTATAAGGGATGAAAATCTTGCTCGTTATTATGACAGCATAAACAGCGAGATACAGAATAAGTTTAATGTTCGTACATCTTTGAATACCATAGCTTCCATAGCTCCGAATATGAGAATGCTTCCAAATGGCCAGATTGTTTACGTTCAAGGTAATCAGGATGTGATGAATATGGGTGATTATTCCACACCTTACTTGAGAAGTTTAAATGAAGAAGATGATGAAACTAAAAGAAGAAGGAGGACCAAATAGTGGCTTCACAGTATAGTATTTTAAGGCAATATGCCCCGTATGTTAGTCCTTACAACATAGATCTTGTTAAGGACGTTATGATGTACAAACAGCAGAAGGTTGATGCTGCTCGTGAAAAGATCTATACCCAGGTAGATTATCTTATGGGTCAAGAGATAGATAAGCCTGAAGCCCGTGCTTATATGGAAGATAAGATGTCAGGTGTGATTGCTAACATCAACCAAAAATTCAAAGGCGTAGATCTTTCTTCTGATGGTGTTACGAGAGCCATACAAGGAGAAATAAGTTCGGTGTTGGATGATACGGTCATTAACGCGATTGCCGGCACCAAAGAAGGTAAGAGGGTTATGAAGGAAATAGAATCTATAAAACAGAATCATCCTGAACTTTATTCTCCTATTAATGAATGGCATGCTTTGGATCCTTATTATAAATGGCGATCAGATGGTAAAGCCGGATCGAGGCTTGGAGGTCTTCATTATTCTCCTTATATTGATTATACTAAGGAAATAAATAAATTGGTTAGTGATTTTAGGGAAAACAATAAAGGAAGGAAGATTCAGACTACAGAATATGATGTAGAGGGTAAACCTACCGGTGGAATTATAGAAGTCAACGTAGATGAACTTACTGATTCCCAGATAAGGAATTTCGTGTCTGCTAACTTATCTGAAAACATGAGGAATCAGATGAGAATAGAAGCATCATACATGGCAGCTACCAATCCAGTATTCAGTAATCCGGATTTGGTTAGCCAATACATTGGATCTTATGTCGAAAGATACGATAGGCACATAGGAGCATTGGAAGCAAAAAAGAAATCAGTAGGGGATAATAAGGATATTATTGATCGTATCGATAGTCAGATACAGGAAGCTAAAAATCAGAAAGCCGAAGCCAAGAGGGAGGCAGATATGATAATAGCTTCGTCAGATCCGGTAGCGGCTGCTAATTTTGTTGTTACCAATAATCTTTTCGATAAGATGACTGATGCATGGAGATACGACAATACAAGTTTTGAAAGGAAGAAAGATGATCTTTATTTTGCAAGATTGGCAGAGGATAGGGCTCAGCAAAAGTTTTTGACTGACAATGCCAAGTCTATGGTTGAAATGTCATTGGCGAATGAGCAGCTTGCTCAGGCTAAGATTGAAACCGAATACATGCGTACTTACGGTTCCAAGATGGGCACTGAAAGCTCATCCGGAGGCACAAGAGGAGCAGGCGGTGTAGGAGTGCCGATGGCTCCTATGGACGGGCCTACGGCTATCAATTCTGGAACGGGTAAGATAGGATCTGTTAATTTGGCTAATATCCCTTATGAACAACTCACATCTTCTTCCACAGAGCGTAGAGCAAATTTATTGAAACTATATAATTCATTATCTCCTACAGATAGAAGCAATATCGTTGCAGCATCATACGAAGAAGAAAAGACTGACCCAGGATTGTATGCTAATATGACTCCTGAAGAACGAGTGTATTCGTATTTAAAAAATAATGGAGGTCAGAAAAACGGATATTTCGGACAAGGCAATAACAGATTGTCGGAAGCTTATGACGCTTTATTGGTTTCTGATTCTAAGGCAAATGGAGCTTCAAAGGCTATAAATAATATAACTGATTATCAGATATATAATATAGTTACTGAAAAAAATAAGGATATTATCAGTAAAATTCGTAATGCTAAGTTTATGAAAGGAAATTCTTTTATAAATCTTACCGATACAGATGATAAGGCTGGAGCTTTCCTACTCGCCACGGCCATAACAACTGGTGTATCCGATGCCGTAGGGTTTAGAGAATATATGATGGATCCTTTAAGAGGAATAGACATTCTTAGTGCTATATTTCCGTCATTAGGAGCTAAGGCGAGTGCCGGTAAGTTGGGGAAAAACATATCTGATGCTATTACAAGCGATGGCAATAGTTCTTCTACTGGTACGTTGGCTCTTATTAATGGAATGAAGAAACTCAATGGCGATCCTGATTTTAATATATCTGATTATATGACCATAGATAAGGACGGTGATATAGATTTAAAAGATTATCAGGAAGGTGAACCGTTAACTATTACCCAGCTAAGATATGCTGAGAAAAACAGTAGGGTGTCTGATATGATAGCAGGTCAGATGCAGGATGAGATAAAAATGTCTGTATCTCCCGATCAGATTTCTGATAAGTTATCTCAGTATCATTATCTTGATTCTTACAAAAGATATAATTGGAATGCTGATTCACCGGAAAAGTCTTTACAGAAGGCTCAGTTTAGAAGATTGTCTGGTTACATGGCAGGAAAGGTAAACAATCTGGATCCTACTGCTATTAATACCATCAACATGGACGCCGAGATAGATAATGGCACTGTCAGAAGATTTTTGACTGCTCAAGTAGGATCCGGTAGAGACTCTTATGTTACAGAAAGGGTTGAGATTACGAATGATGAACTTCTTAAGGCAGGTATAGATCCTTCGGTTGAGGAGCGTAATTATCCGGTAGATGGTTACAAATCAAGTTTTGGAACCTGTGATTTTGTAGATACCGGAAAGAAGGAAGGTTATTCTTATGATAAGTATCTTATACGTAATGGTCTTCCCCGTTTGGCTTCTAAGGCTGATGTCAAGAATGATCTTTATGATATAGTAAAAATACATGGTTCTTACCTTAAGCCAGAAGAAATGAATGTTATTAAAACTCTTGTTGATAATTTTATTGACATGTCTGATAACATATCAGTTCAGTTGGAAGGAATGGATGATAGGGGTTCGAGAGAGGTAGCGGTCAATTTCTATGACAAAAGGACTAAAGATTCTAAAAATCCTGCATTGTTATTCTCGGATTTTGTTCCTTTGGATCCAGGTAATGATGAGTATGCGGATTACTGGAATAACATTCACCAGAAGTGTCCTCAGTATTTCTTTGTAAAATACGTGAAGGAAGCTGTTCAGGAGCGTCTTGATCAGATGAGGGATCCATATATGAGAGGGATGGATATTACGCCCAACAATAACGATAAGTTTAGTAAGTTGAACGATTTTTTGCAAAAGCTTTATGGCAACAGACAGTAATGTAAATAGATATAATCCTGCTGCTAAAACCACTTACGAAGATGTGGCAAGGCAAAGGAAATTAGCCGAAGAAGAAAATTACACTCCGGCTACATTACCAGAGACGACAACGCCTCTGGTTCCTAATTATATGCCGGGAGAGGGCGTGTATGCTCAACCTGAATTTCCAGATTATGCATCAAGGATAGCTGCTGCCCAGTATGAAGAACCGTATATAGCCAAGGAGATAAGCAACAGCTACTCAGAGGCACTGGCCCGCAACAGCTACAGGGGGGCTACACCCGCCCCGCCGCCTCTTAATCCCTATGGACCAAAGGTAAGTATCCGTGAAAGTCATCAGATGGGTAATGATGGGGTATGGCGCACAAAATATCCCAATTATATCCCAGGTATAAATAATGAGGATTATTATGCCAGAGGGCAAAGTGGTTGGAGTAAGTTTTGGAATGGTGTAGGTAAATTTGCCTTAAAGTCTGCATTGTATGGGGCCCAGGGAACTATATCATTACCCGACAAGCTTATTAATATGGCATCTGAGGGAAGTTATAAGGCAGCTTTGAATACGAACATGGATAAGTTTGTTGGTGATCTTGATCAGCGAATAGACATGCTTCTTCCACATTATTACAAGAAAGAAGTAGAAGATTACAATTTTGGTCAGAAGCTTTTTAAGGATACTGGTAATTTTTTATGGAATGACGTCCTTGGCAACGGAATGTCTTTTACCGTAGGAGCCATGATATCAGCATACATGACCGGAGGACTGGGAGTTGGTTCATTAGGTAACATAGGCGCAAAATTAGGTGGAAGAGTCGGAGCTAAGCTGGCAGCAAGACAAGCTGCCAATAGAGGTATAGGAAGTCTCAAAAGTGTGTTTAACGACTATGTAAGGAAAGGAGTTGCTACCGGGAGGAATGTAGGAGAGGCTGCTAAGACCATGACGTTGTTGGCTACCAGTGCCGGCTTTGAGTCATCGGTTGAAGCAAATTCTTTTATGAAACAATCCGAATCCGACTTCAAGGATTATTATCGTAAGATTTATGGTCGTGATCCTAATGCAGAGGAAATGGCTGTTTTTCGTAATTCTAATGCTGATGTAGGTAGTGCGATATTTGCTGCCAATATGGGTATAGTAGGATTATCTAACTGGCTTCTTTTTGGCAAGTATATAGGTTTAGGAGGCAAGGCTATACCAGGACTGGAAAAGAAACTTAATAAGCATCTATTTGGATTAGGGACGGAAGTTACAAAGCCAGGAGAGATGGCTATTAAGATAACCAACCCTAACATAGGACAGAAGATAGCTGGTAATGTTTTCAATATCATGAAAAGACCAGTGTCCGAAGGTTTATGGGAAGAAGGGTCTCAAGGTGCTGTCCAGAACACGGCTGAAGAATATGTTAAGTCAAGATATGACAATGTGGCTATGAATGGAGCCGTTGATGTTCTTGATGCTATTTCTGACGGATTTAAAAAACAATATACGTCTAAAGAAGGATGGACTGAAATAGGAATAGGTGCTATTATCGGTTCTTTGTTCGGCATGAGAGAAGGCTTCTTTGGGGTAAAAGAGTATAGTAATAGTCAGATATTACTGGAGAGGCAGGTGGATGAATACAACAAAGCATCTTCTAATCTTAATACGGCGGCTTTGAATACGTTGAAGAAGTCAATGAGTTTAGGTCCGCAAGTTCGTTCTGATGCTCAGTCTATGACCGGTAAGGAACTTGATGATGCTATGTTTGAAAAGATGTCTATTGATAATCAAATGGGGACCTTAGAGGATTCGGCTGAGAATTTCAGGCAGATGGTTGATATGATGCCTATTTCAGAAATAGCTGAAGCTAATGGGATGTCTTTAGAAGAGGCAAAGAAATACAAGGACTCTATTATTGATAATTATAATAATCGTCTTTCTGATTTCAGATCTGCTCAGAGTTTTGCTGAAGATCTTATAGGTGATGACTCTAAGATTGAATTTAGAAAATACGTGGCTCGTAATGCCTTCCTTGGTCTTCAATCAGAATCAAGAATGAAAGACATAGCTTCTGTCATAGAAACGCTTTCAGGACAGCCTCGCGTGGCAGATGCGCTAAGTACGTTCTCCCGGCTTTCGGACAGGGCGAGGGAGCGGGCGATGGCTATCCGTGGCATACGATCAAGGATAGAAGAACTTGAATCCGAAATAGAAGATCTTGCCACCCGTCCTCGTAACGTAGATGGAAAAGACCCACAAGCTGAATCTATACAACGAAAAACCAAAGAATTGGAAGATCTTAGAATCAATTACAATAATTCGTTGTCTGAGTTATCAACGTTAATAGGAAAAGAGTTTTCGATAGAAGAGTTGGTAAGTAAAACCGAATCTGTTTTATCATCACCTCTTTCTCCTATAAGCTCACAAGATGTAATAGAGGCTTATGATACGCTCGTGGCTTTTGATGATTATTTCAATGTAAAATCAAGACAAGAAAAGGAATTTACAGCTAAAGATAAAGCCATGAGATCCTTGGTAAATGAATACCGTAGGAGTTTGATGGACTATAGGAATATGAATAACTTCTTGTCTAAGATGCTTGATAAAAGATTCTTAGCCGAGGAAAACAGAGGATTTTTAAAAGCGTTGTCTTCTTTATGGTCTACTCCTTATAAGGAGGATGACAAGGTTCCTGATTTTGCAGAGTCTAATAAAGTTGGTGAATATGATACTGATGAGGTGGTAGATCAGGCTATGTCAGAAGGTAAGATTTCGGAAGACGAAGCTTGGACTATCAAGGCATTTATGCACGCACTTGATAAAGTAAGAGAAGATAGGGTGAAGGAAGCGGAAAATAATATAAAAGAGTCGCCGCTTACGGAATCTGTATCGGATGAAGATTATGAAGCTGCTATGGATAACCCTATTATGGTTCCAGTCGTGAGGCAGTCTATAATTGATAAATTATATACAGGAAATGCTGATCTTCTTACTGCAAGGGAAAAAGATGTGTATGATAAACACAAACAAGATTTTGATGATTATGTGTCGTCTTTAGGTGACAGTCCTATTAATCTCATAAAATCATTATCCGAAAGGGCTGATAGGCTTACAAGTCCAAGATCTGTGTATGAGGAAAGCAAGACCGTTATTGATATGGCTAAATCAAATTTGGAACCAGATCAAAGACAGGAACTTGATGATGCTATTTCTTCGTATGTGGATATAATGAACAGACGGGACAAAGGGGAGAAAGTTGACGAAGATAAGCTTGCCGATTCGGTATTTACCATAGAAGATCTTGGCCAGGTTGGAAACATCACGGATCTTCTTCCTTATATCGAACAAAACAGGATTATTGATAAAGGTCGTATCTCTGAATCTACGTTGAGTAATTTTGGGGAAGATGATGTTAATATAGATTCTCTTGTAAATGAATTAGACGAATCCGATAATACGCCGGGAGCCAACATAGATAGTGCCCAGAATCCAGAGACGTTGATGGTAAGAATAATATCCAATGATGGCAATGAAAGGTATGAAATTGCAGGTCTTAGAGCTGACAAATTTGTATCTTCGATAAAATCATTGGTTCCTATTCAAATAAGTTCTGAAACGAACGCTAATGGCACTAAAAGGTATTCCCTTAACATAGGTGGAGAAACAGCTAATATAATGGAATTGCCTTATCATGCAAGATGGTCTATAGACAAAGAATCGGCTCGTGTTCTTAACCGTTACACAGATGTGTCTATTCAGGACGTGGGTAATTCATATTCTTTGGTTTATAAGCGTCTTGATTCAGACGAATTGGTTCCGTACAGAACAGGTGTTGGATTCGGAGAGAATGAAGTAGATAAAATAGATCAGGAAGCATTATCTTCTTTGAAGAAAGGAGATAAGGTTAATCTTGAGATAGATGCAAATGATACCTATAATCAGTCTCTTTTTGCCGAATACAATGATGCTGTTCAGTCCGGTGATAAAAAAAGAATAGAATCTGCTGAAAATAAGCTGGTATCCAATATGGTTATCAAGGTTATGAGTGGAAACAGATTCGTTTCTGTTGTAAAAGCTGACACAGGGGGCATAGATGGTATAAGTAAAATAAGAAGAACGGCTTTTAACAAGTGGAAGAAGGACGCCGGCCGGTCAGCTACCATCGGCGTCGGCACGCATGTTGTTGCCCAGACCCTTCCTGGAAGACCGGTGTTTAACATGAGAGTAAACGGTCAAGGATATGGTCAGGTAGAAAATCTCCCTATTACCGAAAAAGGAGCTGAAAAAGTATCTGATGTGGGGTATGTCTTAAATGGCAAAGTCGTGCTTAAGAACGGTTCTAAATACACAGGATTCCCATTTGCTTATTCTATATTAAACGATAAGAAAAACAATTACAAAAATGTAAGAGTTCCGGTAGTTGTCATCAAAGGCAAAAACGGTCTTAATTATCTTTTCCCGGTTAGTCTACGTTCTGTGGAATCAGAGGAAGGAAAGAAATGGATTTCTTTTATAGATATGCTGCTTGAATCCGGTGACTCTGAATTGTTACAGATGGGTCAAGATGACATACAAGATCTTAATGCGTATCTAACCAAGTTAGGTCTTGATCCAGCTTCGTATCAAGTATCGTATTTGAATCCTATTTCAGGGCTTAGAAAAGCTCGTGAGGCTATAGAAAAATTATCTATGGTTCCTGATGTTGTTAAGTGGGTAGAAGATGAAAGTAGGAGTGTGAAAGACATTGTGACGTCTGAGGTAGAATCTGGAATAGATTTCGAAGGTGAGATGTTTGTTGCTCCTAAGATCAGGATTCAGTTTGGTAAATCATCTTCCAGACCTAAATCACTTATAGAAGATGATCTCCCTTTCTCCGATGAGGGTAAGACCGTTACTTCCAAGGAAGATGTGGATATTTACGAAGAGGAAATGCCAGAGGAAGACCCTGTCCGGGGGACTCGGCCGGCGCCACCAGCTCAGCCGGCTCCTGCGGCACAAGCTGCGCAGTCTTTACCTGGCAAGAAGCGTACCTCCAGGAAAAACTTCTCTCTTATGTTAAACGAAATAGAATCTCATATAGAAAAAGAAGGATTGCCGCCTTATGCTAATATTTTTGATTTTATAGCAAGGAAGATTGTAGGAGGCGATTTGAGGTTTCTTCGTGAGAGAGGTAATCCAAAAAGTCTTAAGGAGGAAATGGGATTAGAACCTAAAGGAACAGTAGGTGATAAAATATCCACTCCTTCTAAAAAGGGAGGTAAGACCTTAGAAGAATATGTTTCTTGGCTTCGTTCTCAAACGGATCAGGTAGTAGCGGATTATGTTGGTCCAAGATCTGACGAACAAATTATATCAGAGTTGAAAAACTTTTTGAAATATATTAATTTTGTTCCAAGCAAGGCTTTGAATTATTCTATTAGAGTCAATGGCATGGATACCCTAAAAGAGTATGGCACAAAAGAGGAAGTAGAAAAAATGGAATCTGATATCAATAGTTTGGTTTCTAAAGTTTTTCCTACGGTGGATAATAAAACTGTAGAAGATGTTTCTACTGCAATAAAATCAAACAACTTGCCTGCCATATGGGAGCCTGTGGAAAGCCTTGATATGACAAACGAGGAAAAAATAGAGTTTTTGAATAACGTAGCAGATTTCCTTAGCGGCATACCAGAGTATGATGCTGTCGTGGAGTCTATAGAGTCAGAATCAGATAATATTTTAAATGATGGAAAAGAAGGAAGTGCAGAAGGCGGTGCAGTACGCACTGAGGAAGATGGCGATAAAAAGGGAGATGGAGAAGGCACAGGACAATCCAGAACAAATGTCGAAGTTGAAAGAAATGTCGAATTACCTGGATCTGAAGAAGGAAGAGTAGATAACTATAGGAAGAACGGAAATAAGTTCTCTGACATTGCTGAAGTTACTTTATGGCTACTTAGAAGGGCTGCCGGTATAACCTCTATCCCGGAAGGAGAAGAGGTTTATGTAGAGGGAGATGAGGTTAATAGTATTATGACCGATATGGAATCAAGGTACGGGATAGACACCATCAACCACTCACATACGACTAAGGCTATAAGGGATCTTGACGGCGTGTCAGGTTATAAAGTAGAATACGGCTTAACCTTTTTGACATACGATCCTTTTATTAGAATATCCAATCCAAGGAAAGAATCTAAGGCTGCGAAAGACGAGCCTCGTATATCCGAAGAACCGCTCACTCACATATCAAGGGTGACAACCCCTTATTTCCTGTACGGCGGTGATGAAGCATATACATCTGTTCCGGCTAAGGTAGAACCTATACCGGAGAAGATAATGGGTCGTAATGGCATTAAATTTGGTATGAGTGTAGTCGAGCTAACCAAATTAGGATACAAAAAAGCTGGTGGAAACTGGATATATAAATTCTATATGAACTCAGGTGTGTATGATTTGTATAATATCAGTACCGGTGAAGCGTTTAGGGCAAAACCGGATCTTGGAGTTAAGATAAGTTCCAGCGCATTCATCCGTTCTTTATCTCAATCTGGTAGGAAAATACAAAATATGATTAGTAATATGAGCCAGGAAGAGATAGATAGGAATAAGAATCTTGTAGAAGGTTCTGATAATTCGGATTCGATAAATGAGTTAAATAGGGAGTGTTAAGTATGAGAAGGAGATACGAAGATGTTTCAAGTCTTGTTCAGTATCAGTTGAAGACCAATCAGCAGGGGGATATAGAGGTTTATGTTGATGACAGATTTGTTGGAAACGTAAGTGAAGGAGTTTGCAACTGGAGGGATATTGAATACAAGAGCAAGGTTACTATATCTTTGAAGGGAGTAGAGAATAAGGCTAAAACTTCAAGTAAAAGAGTCGGTCCTTATTGTCACATTTATAGCATATTTGGAGGAAATGAATCTTATCATGAAGGTCCAGATAGTAATATTAAAAAGAGTCCGGTTACTACTTTTATAATGTATTGCTATAAAAATGGGAATATTACGACTACCACCACTTATACTAAAAATTTATCTGGAACTCTTCAGCCAGGTAAAACACAATTGACTATCAATTACAAACAAAGTAAAAGTCAGTCTTTTTCTGGTGGTTCTGGAGATTATGTAACATCCGTATCTGATTTCCCTTTTGTTACTGGTCCGGGAAATGACAGTGTTGAGTTCGAAGGAGAGGGAAGATTGATAGTTGAAACAGAGGCTTCGCATTATGAAATAGAAGTTTCATAATTTCTATTTTTATAATATCTTTGTCTAAAATATTTATCACTATGGGTGTCAAATGTCAGATAGAAAAGAAGGAAAATAAAATAGAACGGGTTGAGGCTCCTAACGGGGAGTCTTCCGTTCTTTACGAAAGTGCCTTAAAATTATTAGGAAACAGTGAGCGGGCTCTTCAGGTATGGGCTAAGGCTTACACTCCTGGTTTTTTGTCGTATTACGGTCATTGGAATAACCCGGCTCCAGGGGAGATGTTTAATACCGATTCCAATGGTGAACCTCTTTTAGAAGACGTGCTGTCGTATATGAAGCGTCAAACTTATTTTGCCGATCCTCTAACGGCTCAGGATGTTAAGGATGTAAGAGATTTTCTTTTATCTACCTATGGTGTTTATACGGCACCATCATTATCCAACATCATTCTTCATTATTTTTATGTAGATGGTAGTTTGATACTGAATGAGCAGAATTTAAGAAGATCAGGCTTGTATAATGAAACAGAGATAAGTAGAATCTTATCTGACCCTTCTGTTCTTAATGAAGTTTCGACATCCATGAGGAAGTTATTGGATTATTCCAATAACGAACATGATAGGGAAAAAGATAATTATTTTATGTCTATTGACTATCAGTATGGTCCTATTGTTTACAAGGAGGGAGTGTTTAACCAATTTGGTAAAAAAGTACCATATAATCCTTCTGAGCTTTATTGGGCTATGTGCAAAACAGTAGGCGGCATAAAAAACTTTTCTGAATTTTCATCTGCTTTTGAATCGTTGAGGAACCTGTATCCTGAGCTGGTCGAGAAATTTGTTTCTGATAAAAAATTTGCTGAATCTATGTTTGATGAGTTTTCATCTATGGAAAAGATACCGGTAATAAACATAGAAGGTGATGATGTGGTAGAAGGGAAGAAAAGATCTTTATCTAAGCTACAAGACCTGTCTTATTATAATCCCGGTAAAATAGAATTTCTAAGAGCTCGTATATCAGCTTATTTAAATAGGGCTAACGCTGACACCGAATCTGATTTAAGAAGCATGATATGGGATATAGAAGAGGCTTGTACGTGGTTTGGTATAGATATAATAGGGACATCGGAAACTTATGATGGCACAGAACAATCTTTGAATAAGATAGATAATTTGATGCTGGATCTTGATATTTATGTGGCCAGGCACAATGATGTGAATTATGCTCCTACGCTGGCATCTTCTATAGACGATGTTCTTGGTGATAGCACAGATTATTATTTTGGATTATTACCGGAGTATATGGATAATTTGAATATCGTTTATTCTGAATCCGATATAGACCCAGTAGAGGCATTTGAGAAACATTCATTGCTTAAGGTAGGAGATAATCTATATCAAAGGATCAGCAAAGATGATCTTAACGAGATGTATCAAATATCAACAGTGTTAGCCAAGCACGACCTAACTCACTTTCCTGCTAAAATATATCCTGAATCTTGTTTTAAGAACGGCGTTTTGGATAAAGAGAAAGTACGGAACGTAGATGATAATACGCTCATGGATTCCATTAAAAAATACGTCAGATCGTTCATGGATTCTCAGAACACGGAGGACATGGTAATGACCAGGATGGCGTTTGGGCATCCGGCGGTACTTGATGTTTCTTACGCGGATGTGGATCGGGAATTTAGTCGGTACATGAACAAAAAACAAGATAGCGAAAACCCATTATCCTTATTCGATTTATACCAATCTTACCTTGACAACAAACTCCATAAAACAAAATTATATGATAATGCCTATAAGTATCTTGACTTCAAACCTGGTCCATCTTTGGGTCTTATTTCTGATGATCCTGATATTTTGAAATCAATAGAATTATCTTTATCTGGAAAAGACAGATTGATGTTGTTTGATTATAGCATGACCAGCACCGACCCTTCTTTATCAAAATTGTTTTATTTAGAGAGGTATGACTCTTCGTATGCCGGGAATGATTTTGAATACTATTTTTACACCAGGCACCCGTATTTGTTAAAAGAAAAATCGGGTCCTAATATCGTAGAGCAAGATGGTGTTATAACAGCCGAAGGTATTTATGATAATTTTATAAGAGTAGGTAACAAGATCTGGACTAAAGTAAGCGAGAGCAGTTCCGGATCTATCTACCAAAATCTGACAGGGACCGAATCGGAGGTGAAATACGATTCTACTCAGAAGGCTAAGACAGTAGAAACCGATTACGCTCCATACCAAAACAGATCCGGTCTGACGCAAGACATGACTGTAAGCAAGTCTGAATTAGGTGATCTTAATAAATTAGAATGTGGGTAATTTTCATGTAATATAATTAGTTTTTCACATTTACACTTCTGGGAGTGAGGCTTGTGAAAGTCTCACTTTTCTTATATATGCACGTATATCAGCAACATACAAGAAAAGTCAGACTTTCGTTGTTTTTGGATTATTTTCATTAAGTTTGCAATATTAGTTTCAGGAAGGGATTATGGAAAAAGGGAAAAAGTAAGAACGGAACGTAACTAATAACGGTAGGAAATGAGAATCAGTACCATCAAACGTAACAACAGCATTCATCTTATGTATAAAGACATTATGAATGATTTAGGTCAATTAAGAACTGTAGTTTCAAAATCCTAGGTGATTATATACCACTTTACACCAAAAGCGTAAAGTAATACACATTTATACGGAAATTCGTACCGGGTTACACCAAAACCCTCTACCTTCTGGTAACATCGTTACATCAAAGGATTCTTTTTCCGATTTACGGATGATGTTAAAAGCACCATTGATATCAGCATTAATTGTCTTACCAGAAGAAGTTTTGAACAATCCTCGTTTGGTCCTTCTTCCTTTGTAAGATTCATGTTTGCAAATCCGTTCATTATCCAAAAAGCTACATTTTGAAGTATAAGATTCTTCAACGATCTTAACATTAATACCTTCTAATGTAGCTTTATACGATATCATACTGATAAACGAATTAAAAGGAATAGATACAAAGTTCTGATTATTACGCTTTCCAATATTGATCTCTTGTTTCCAGCATTTGTTATGACCGATTATGATCGTATTAATACCATTGGAAACTACGTGATTAATCAATATCCTACTTGCCTTATGAAGATAATCTTTGATCTTGTTATTCCTTTTGTTTGTTAATGACCTTATTTGTTTTGAAGTATGTTTATTATCTTTTAACTTAGATTTTAAGAATGCTAACCTTTTGTTATAATATTGGTTAATAGACTTTAGTGGTCTACCATTGATGATAAAACAAGAACCGGTGTTTGAAACACAAGATGCTAAATTATCCAATCCTATGTCGATGCCAAGATAGTTCCCATTATCGGACATAAGATTCTTTTCCTTCTTATTGTAAACTATTTCAAGAACAATATACCCATTCTTAGGAATGAATCTAAGTTGTTGAATATTTTGCTTGTTAGTTCTTGTTGTAAAGGAAAACTGTTTTGGTAACTTAACAATGCCTTGTTTTATCCATTTTTGAGAAAAAGCATTTGTTGTAAAAACAGCAGGAAACAAACCACCCTTGTTGAGATACCTTGGCATTCTTACTTCCTCAGAATACTCACCTCTATTCTTTTTATTAAAGAGATTGAAGAAAGATTTAAAGTTTCTATCAACCATCATCAATACTTGTTGAGCAACCGGTGCTGGTAAAGCACGATAGTCAACATCATTTTCTGTTCTTAACTTCTTTTCAAGAGAATAGTAGTTTAGGTACTTATACTTTACAGTATTATCATCCTTGTATTGAAAATAATACTGTCTAACAACATATAACCCTTTATTGTATAAGTTTTTACACTTATGCAATAGATCATAAAGTTCATTGTAATAAACAGAACTTGGTTTGATCGTATGTTGTTCGACTAATCTCATGACACAGATATAGAAATTATTATTTATATATGAAAACAAATTGGCGTATTTGTGGTGTAAAGTTGTATATAATTACCTAAAGATGTTAAAAATTGGCTCGAATCTTTACCCAAGATCTGAACCTATTTTTTTTCAATACCAGGCCCGATGCGATTTTAACGTATCGGGTTTTTATTTTAATTCATATTGTTTTATTTTAAATCTAATTAATTCATGAATGTCGTACTTTTGTTGAAAAAGTATTCTATATGGAAAATAAGGAAGATTACGTTGGTTACGAAGATCAAGAACTGTGTAACCGGTATTACAAAGAGGCTGAAGCCATGAGGCAAAAGCAGGACTGGTCTCGGCTTAGGGCTGTCCCTGCTCCGGCCAAGGGAACGCCATCGCCCGGCTGGGGTCAGTTTGGACGTGGAAACGATGTCCGTGTTAAGTACGTTAGCATCAATTCGGGATTGGGAGGAGACAGGTTATGACAGTAGAAGAATTGGCTAACAAAAGATACGGTGGTGAGTTTGTTTTCATGTTTGGTCATCTTGAAGGTAGAACAAGATTCGTTTTTGAATGCTTTGATCCCAGGCCTGATCACGAAGGTAAAAATACCTATATGGTTTCTTATTTTGAGAAGGAACTTCATAGAAGAGATGTGGTAGATATACCGTATTATATGAATGTTTCAGCGAAATCATGAAAACACTACTTTTAAACGTACCTTCTTTCTCTGGTAAGATTATTTCTCCTACCTGGATTAAAGCCGTAAGAGATTTCCAATCCAGATCGAAGGCAGAAAGAGACTCGTATTGTTCGATTTATGGATGCACAGGAGGGTGTAACTTGTGTGATGATATAAGTAAATATAGGATTTCAGAACAATTAAAATATTATAGATAATATGGTTAGAATCGCATATTTCGGAACCAATGGCTGCCCTGGTCATCACGTTATTCCAATACGAGGTAAATTTACGGAAGAGGATGTTAAGGTAATAGAATCTGTAGATTGTGATGATTTCTATAAGGTGTTTGATGTCATGCGTTTTAAGATAGCTGAGTTTAAAGGATGGACGATATTGGGAATCCCGGCAAGCTTAGACGATCATAGACCTGGAAGCAAAACCGTTATCTTCATAGAGGGTAAAGCTAACGAAGCTGACTTTATGGAAGTCATACAAGAGTATTCTTTTCTTAAAAATAAGGTAAAGAAACTTGCCGAATTGTATCATGATGGAGAATGGCTTGCGACTGGTAAATTGAATCAAGATCCGCCTACTAACGAGGAGCGGTTTCAATTTACGTTAGACAAGGATGATATTATTAACATGATTAGGGGAGTCGATTTAGATCCTTATTCTGATGTGGCGAATGAAATGGAGAAAATCGGATTGGGATCATCATCTGATTCTTCATATGATGGTCCTACATGGTCTTGGTTTATTAACAAAGTAGATATTTGGCAGAATAATGCATGGGGTGGTTTTTCTGCTGAGTTTTTGTGGGATTTGTATTGTAAGATAAAGAAAGCATAATAACAACTAATTTAAAACAAATTATGGAATTAAAAGATTTTAAAGATGTAGTTAGAGCAATGACAAAAGAAGAGTTCGAATCAACAATCAATGAAGATATTAAATTCGTTGAAGGATTCAAGTATTTCTTAAGACATGATGATGCTACGAGGATAGTAGAACACATCAAGTCTGTGTTAGAAGCATCAGTGGACTACTATTATCCTAATCATCCTGAACCTAAAGCAGAACCAGGAGACATGGGAGAAGTTTCTGACGGATACCATACTTTCAATGAATTGTATCGGTACCGCATGTTGTACAACGCCGCCTTCTTTAATCTATTAGCCAGAAACGGACAGGTTGAAGTTTGCAAATCAAGGAGACACAGCGACGGAGAAAAATGCTTCGGTTCTGATGACTGGTTTATTGTGATGGCGATCCTGCCTACCGGTCAGGTATCTAATCACTATAAAAGCAAATACTGGGATTTGTTTGATGTTCCTGAAAGAGAAACCGCTTTCGAATATGATGGCCATACACCAAATGAAGCCGCCGACAGACTTGAAAAGTATCTCAAACTGCCTCGTCATGGCATGACATTCGAAAAGGCTTTAGAACAGCTTAAATTAGGTCGTAAGATAAAAAGAATCGATTGGGGTAAAAAGTATATCTGTATGTTTATTGCAGAATCTGACGTAAATATATTGATGGTAGATACAGGTCAAAAAGTAGCATCAAATTGGAATCCAACCGAACATGATATTATGTCTAATGACTGGGAGATTGCGGGATGAGTTTGTTTGTATGTTCAAAGTGTGGCTGGATAGATAATACAGCCACATCATATTACTGGGCTCTTATAAGACCTTGTAAGAATCGTATTTACGATAAGTCGCTAAAGGGATATGAAGGCAAGCCTCTTTGTTCTGAATGTGCCGCTATTGAATATAGTAAGGGAGACGAAGTGGTGGTAGTTCCTGGAACGTGGCACGGTAAGTTCAAGAAAGAATGGCCTACTGAAGAAGAAAAGAAGCATATTGGTAAAAATGGTATTTTAAATTATTGATTTATGTGTGATAAGGAAATTGTTATATGCGCAGCTATCTGGGTTCAAGATTACAAGAATAAGCCTCACGGTCCAATAAATATACCATCCGGAACCGTATTTTGTGGATTGAGACACTGTTCTATAATATCGTAACTTGCTGCATACGGCATAGCCCATAAAAACCGTAGTATTCAAGGATTTTTGACAAGCAAGAACCGGTTTCTAACAAGAGAGGAAGCATCTGAACTTGTTAGAAACAATAATCAAGAAATGGTAGTAGATAGGAATGCCATTAGAGAACAATTGTATTCGGAAGATTTATATTAACTAAAAACAAAATAATATGGGATTTAGAATCAGAAAGTCAATCTTTTATGATATGATGGACGGCAATCAGTTAGAGTACGAATCTGACAACAAGAATTTAGATCATATCACATTTAAAGGTGATGGCAAAGAATCTTTTTCATTTAACAGAGTTCTTGTTGAAAATTTAATTGAGACATTTGAGACCATGCAGGATATATACTCCGATAATTATAGGCTTAAGGTTTATACTGGTAATTGCATAATTCAATTGAACGTAAATCCAAAGGACCCCAGTGAATCCTTTTTTGACGTATATGATAGAGATGAGATGAAATTGATATATAGTATAAAAAATAGTATCTTGAAAGAAATGTTTATCATATGATTACCAAGCAGGACATATCATAAAAAATGGCGGAATTGAACTATTTAAACAAATAATAAAGTCGGGTACGTAAGTTATCCGACTTTTTTTTATATTTGTGGCATGGCAAGAGGTTATTATTGGATACCACAAACAGATGAAACGTTAAATGGCAGAAGCTATTACGTGGCTAAGATAGTAGGGAATATCACGTTTGATACTAAACGAAAAAGAATCGTATTTCAAGCTGATAGGTATTTCCCTGTAGGATCTGTTTTTCATTTTACGCACAATTGCTTCAATTATATCATAACTTGCCGACTTCGTAAGCCTGGGCTGTGGTATGAGGCAAGGAGGGAAGACTGCGGACCTATTGGACCGGATGATGTGGAAAGGTTCGAATCGGGAAGGTTTATTCATAGAAATGGGTACAAATACAATGCATAAGCGTAACTTGACGATTTGCGTCAGATTATAATTTTTTTTCATATTATTTTTAAGCCATCAGACTGAGAAGTTAGATGGCTTAATTTTTTATGATATGCTTGATTTTTGGCTACCTTTGTCTCATAACAAAAATGTTTTATCATGGTATCAACGTGTATTATTAAAAGAGATAATAAAAAGAAAGTTGTTTCTGTCTCTACCAGATCAGGGGACAGGTCTATGTTATTCGATAAGATAGCATCTATTCCTCTTATGGAAAATAGGGAACGGGCTACTACTGTTTTTAAAACCGTATTTTCTAATAAGTTCTTAAAGGCTTTTGGTGACTGGAGAAGGAATGTGCCTATCAACAAACCGGCTTATAATAAGGTAAAATCCAACATCGGCCTTATTCCGGAAGCCTATAGAGAAAGGGTGCTGGATAAGGCTTCTAAGATGAGTAATCCTGTTCTTGTGTCAAAATCAGATGCACCTTATGAAATCCGAGAATCGGGCTTTGGATTCTACAGCCAAGATCTGGGTGATAATATTATGTTGGTGGATGCTATGATCCCATCAAGTATTTCCGTACCGGAAGAACCAGGAATAGACGCCGGGCAGTATTTACAAGATGCTATATCTTCGGACTTCACTCCCGTATCTGTGGTACAGGATAAGGGTGTTAATTATATGGTTATAAAAGACGGTCTTAAGATATTTAGCCCAGAGGAGTTACCAGAAACAGATTCTAATCCTGTGGGTGTAACGTATCAGACCGGAGAGCCTCGTTTGTTTTTCATGAACGATCGTAATCAATTATTTGAAGATTACGGAGAAGCTCTTCGCTCTGGCGGGAATGATATTAGAATAGGATTCTTATCAGGCACCGTTCAAGAATCTGCCTGGGATGGCGTGGCAGACATTACTTACAAAGCTGGAAAGTATGTTCTTAATAATCCCAAATCTTTTATACCGGTCATGACCGCTTCTGCTTCTACTTCTTTATCAACAAAAGGTGGTATAATTAACTACCTTATAAAGAAAGGTCTTTTGTCCGGATCTAAGATATTCGATCCTGAAACAAGAAGCTATTATCTTACAGGAGAAGGTCATACAGGACAAATTAGACTTTTCAATTCAGCCTTAGCTTATACCGAACTTCGTAATCATTTCAGTTCTGATGTTTCCATGAATGATCAAGGCATGATAACCATAAATTCATTGGATAATAGTAAGGTGACTATGAGACTCGCCACCGGAGGAACAGAAAGAGTTAGCAAGGAGCAGATAAAGAGCGATCTTAAGTCTGGAAGATACAATGAATTGGATGCTAAATACGATCACTTTGATGCGCTTGTAGTTTCATTTATATTAGAAGACAACGATCTTTATGCTGATACTAAAGCTAAGATCGTATCAGATTATAGCCAAGAGGAACGTAATCAACGAAATTCTATTGTTGAGATACTGAAAACGCTGGGCGTTAGTGTCGTTGGCATGACCGATTATATAGAGAAGTACCAAACTAAATACGGACACGAACCTTCTGCTAAAGCATTGGCGGATATTGCCAATAACGTAATAGCAGTCGGTGAAGATGCTACTTTGTCTGACTTAGTAGAAGAAACAGCCCACTTCCTTGTAGAGGCGTACAGAGATCAGAATGCTGTTGAATCTGTTTTGCAAGACGTAGAAGGCACTGAAGAATGGAATCAGTATGCAAATCAGTATTATAATACATACGGTAAGGTATATGAAGGAGCTGAGCTTGATAATGCTGTTAGGAGAGAAATTCTTGGAAAGATCCTCGCCAGGGAGATGCAGACCGGCACAGCACAGGCGCCGGTAGAGCCCACCTCCTTCCTGGGGCGCGTCCGGCAGCTTCTCTCTGGAATAGTAAGCTGGCTTAAATCAGCTTTATCAACCCAAAGACAGGATTTGAATAACGTTATTAAAAATATTCGTGATCTTGCTATTACCGACATAGATAAAGGATTTGATACTTCTCTTTTGAAGGATAATGATTTTACATTATATTCCCTTTCTTCTATGAAGAAGAACAAGTTTCTTGAGTCTAAGATCCGGGCATTGAGAAAAACGTTAAGAGACTTACGTCAGATAAGCTCTGATAGGGCTGTAACTACGTCTATGACCCTTGCCCAGCTTAAGACCATAGAAGATAAGATAAATAAGGTAGAGACCGAAATAGACAAGAATGAGATGGCGGCCGCCATGAACAGCATGATCTCCACAGCCGAAGCTCAGGTTAGATACTTAAGCAACGTAGTAAATACTATCCTTCATGGTGATACCAAAGACGGTAAGCTTCACTTCAATACCAATGATCGAAAGAACGTAGATATTATCAACAATCAGGTTCTTCCGATCATGAACGATCTTCGAGGATATATCCGTAACAGAAGTACCGAATTTGATGAACGTGAAAAGCAGGATTATACAAATAGGATCAATACCGTCATTGCCGACATCAATGGTATTCAGTCTGATATTAAATCAGTACAAGACCTTGATGAAAGCACGTTGCTTGATAAGTTAATGAACGAACTTCATGTGCCGGCAGATAAGGTAAAGAGAGTAAAAGAATTTTTTGACAAGGTTCAACACGATGTTTCTTGGATAAGTAGGTGGTTCGGTATATTAGAGCATTCTTCCAGTCCGTTCAATAACGCTCTTGGAGCTATGATTGCCAAAGACAATTACAATGCGATGGTGAATGCCCAGCCCGCCATATCCGACTTCCTGGCATATGCTAAAAAGCATGGTTTTAACAAATCTGAATTTGAAAAACTGCTTCAGAAAGTAGACGGCAAAACTTCCAATTACCTTCGTAGTGCTCTTGATATGGCTAAATATGATCGTAATAAGAAGTTGGCACAGATGCGTGCGTTTGCGACTGCCATGAACATAGAAATATCAGAAGAAGAAATTGGTGATGTGGTTGACAATAATCGTAATTACGTATTTAAAAGAGAAGTAGTTGACAAGGACGGAAATACGGTTACTGAAAACGCTAAATTTAAACCATCGTCTGACAGGGTTAATACCGATATTTTTACCATCGAGCAGGAAAAGATCTATACGGAGCAGATGGAAAAGTGGGATGCTGAAAATTCGGAACTGGAATTTAGTGAAAGTTATGCCACAAGAATGGAATCCATATACAAAAAGGCCGAAGAAGAATTAGGGCATCCGGTTTCTCAAACAACTAAAGAGTATCTTAATGCTCTTTCCCGGCAAAAACGGATATTGAGGCAGCCTTTTATTGATAGCGGTGGTAATTTTGATGAGGTTGCTTACTATAAGAGTAGTAACTACGAAGAAGAAGGACTGCTTCGTAAACAACGTAAGGAAGCAGCTTCGGAATACATATATGTAGGGACCAGACGTGTTGAAAAAACCGGCGACCAACTTAAGATGGCTAAAGAAATACAAGCCATAAATGAAGTTTGGAGAAAAGAATCAAATAATGTTACTAATGCCGTATCAGAATCATTTTTGGAAAGATTGAGAACGATTCAGCGTGAGTCTGGAGGGGAGGCTGCACTGAGAACGCTTATGTTAGGAGGACACCTGGCTTTTAATGATCAGTTTTGGAATGATATAGAGTCAGATCAGTCGGCGCGTACCGAATCAAATAACAAGGCTTCATATCTTAAAATGGCGCATGATATCATTAGTTCTACGACAAGTGATAGAGATGCAACTGACGTGGATTCGATTGTAAAAGATATAGAAAAAAATAAGGCCATTATCAAGGAAATAATCGGCAACAACCGAGATGTGGCTGATATCGGAGAAATTAATGAAGCGACATTTACCTCATCTGAAAGAGATGCTTTTAGGGCCGCATCTGAAGCTATTGAAGCCGATTACGCTATTTTGATAGATTATGCTAAGATGGTGGGTCTTGAAGATATTGATAAGTACCTTACTAAAAGCAGTAAGGCTGAAAACGAAGTAAATCAGTCTTATTTAAATGCTCTTGCTGACTCCAAGGAAGTGGAATGGAAGTTCGTACAACGTCATACTACGGCGAAGAAAGCAAAAAGGATTCAGGCTTTAAGGGATAAGCTGTTTAAGGCTGCTGATAACCGATATCTGTTTACCGTATCTGAAACCAACTACCTGTCAGAAAAGCTTGGTATAAGCAAAGAATTAGACGGTAGAGATTTCAGGAATGCTGTTAATGCTAAGATGGCCAGCTTATTTTTAAATAATACAAGAGAAGAGGGTATAGAAGCTGACATAAAAGCGGGCATAGAAGAAGCTAATGCTATTGTTAATGAATTTGCCAGGAGCCAGGTTTTTTCGTACTATAAACGCATGGCGCCTACCGGATATGCGGCTATGATCGACAAAATTGGTCGAGGTGAGATAGATGTGGCGCAGATGGTTAAGGACGTACAAAACGGTACATCCACCCAAGATTATGGCATGGACATATCGTACCTGTCTTTCGACCCTGCAAGGGCATGGGTGGCTGAATCTGAAGCCGAAAATAGCGGTCGTAATCCTGATTATGTAAAAGATCATGGGTATGGTCATCGCATGCCTAAGAAAAGCCTGTATCGTGACGAATCGTATTTCAATGACTTTGGTATCAAGTATGATGCTGACGGTAATGAGGTCGCTACTAAAAACGTAGAGCAGTGGAATATGATTCAAAAACTCAAGGAAATAAAAAGACAATCCCTTGATCTATACAAAGAGCAGAGCCCGAACCTGTATGCTATTCCACAGATATCCAAACAAGATATAGAACGTATAGAAGGGTTAGGTATCAGCCTTAAAAGTACGGTCAGGAACTTCGTATCCGACTTATGTCTTGACCGCGTAGATGACTCCCTGTATGGTAAAACACGCCAGGGTGAGGTATATGATCCGGAAGATAGGGTTCGGTCCATACCTAAATACTACATATATGAATTAGAGAACCAAGATGACGTATCTCATGATTTTGGTTACTCTTATTCGATGCTTATGATGCAATCATCATTATACAACGAAAAGCAGAAGTCTATAGAGCTCGCTCAAGGACTGGAGCAGATGTTACTGAATAAACAATTTGAGGGCGGTAAGAAGGCTGAGGCAACTCAAGCATACCAGATGTTTAGAGACTTCTTTAATGACCATTATTATGGCATTAGGATGAACACCAAGAAACTTACGGTTAACATCGGTGGATACACGATAGATCTTACAAGAATTATGATGGCCGTTGAAAGATTTATGTCGGTCATGAACTTAGCGCTGTCCCCGTTTGTGGCAGCTACCGGCGCTCTGACAGGTCATATTAACCTCATCATGGAATCTGCCGTAGGACAATATATAAGCAAAGATTCCCTTAAATACGCATCGGCTGAGTTTTCACGTCTTGCGCCATCTTGTATAGCAGAAACCGGAGACATAGATAGAAAAAGCAAATTATATGTCATAGGTGAGAGAATGGGGATATTCAATATCCGAAATCGTATGTATGGTGCCGGATATAATAGGGCGGCCAGGACCTTAATGCGTTCACCGATGTATGCTTTTATGGAAATCATGAACTACCCTCTTGATCCGCAGGTTATGATCGCTACGATGGATAACGTTCGTTATTACAAAGGTCGGTTCTACACGTTCCAGGATTTCAAGATGGAAAAAGAACGCAATAAAGAACAGAGCACTATAAAAAGAGAATGGGATGCATTAAGAGATCGTACTTTATGGAGTATGGTAGATGTTGTAGACGGCAAGGTGGTTGTGAAACCAGGATCGGGTGTTACTGTTGAGGAAGTTGAAACCCAGATGGCTATAACCCGTAATCAGGTTCGTAGCTTGTCACAGATATGTAACGGATCTTTGAATGAAGAAAACCGAACCGCCGCATCACGTAACTGGATAGCCAGGTTCATGACTGCCCACCGAGGATGGCTGGTGCTGGCGGCTCAACGTCTGTGGAAAAGAAGGGGATTCAATTTCCAGACAATGCAAGAAGAGGAAGGGCTGTCAATTACGTTAAAGAATATGATAGCTAAAACATTTAGCTTAGCTTCCGAGCCTGGTATGAAAAATATCATAGATGCCTGGAACGAAAATAAAGATAAGATGGGTGAGGTGGAAAAGACTAATCTTAAACGCCTCAGTGTTTATGCCGGCACGTTCCTCATCATGCAGGCCGTGTCTATGCTTCTTGCCGGATGGCGTGATGATGATGAAAACGAGGAAAGCTGGCTTACTCAATTCGGATCTTATGTAGGATTTAGAACCATAAATGAAATAGCTTCACAGATGCCGTTTATTATGGAGCTTAATGTGGTGGATATCATTAATGACCCATTTGTCATGGGACGGAAACTGAAGGATCTCACCGATCTCAGGAACTACTCACTTGATAAAGTAACATCTGGTACATACAAAGGTGAGTCTAAGTTATTTAGACAACTCGCTAAACAGACGTTTATCAAACAATGGTATAACATTAAGACGCCGGAAGACGTAGCACGCGCCTATAACTGGTGGCAGCAGACGAACAATAAGTCAATGATGTTCTTCATCGGCGCCACTCCTGATTCGGAAGGAGACGATGATGTGAGCTACAAGTAGACGAAGAATATTGGGCTTATATTACTACAATATGGCCCTAATATGCTATCTTAGTATTGTCAAAGAGTAGACTATACGTTTTTTGTTCTTACTTTAAAGGTTATGTAGGTTTAATTTTTTCTGAAATTGTTTTCTTACCAGTTCTCAGTCAGCGATGATAGAGAACTGGTTTCTTTTGTTATGAAAAAAAATGCTATCTTGCAAAAAAAAATAAAATAATGAGAAGAAGGTTTTTGTCATATGATTTATTTCAGACGATAATTCCCGTTTTCGCCGTTAGTATATCTGCACCTCTTTCCACTTGGAAAAATGCCGTTCATATACTTACCACGAGATCGAGGGAAAGTGGTAGTATAAATGTTGGAAAATATGCAGTTGATATTGCCAGTTCCAATTACGTGTGTACTATGGAAGATACCCAGAGTATAGATTGCCATATGACTCCATCTGGTTCCGGCATCAATTGCTATTTCAATAATGGAAATGTCACAGGGGATATTTATCTTACATTTTATCTGGAGGATGTTCTGTACTATTTCTATATAACAGATAAGACAAACGATTCAGATCTTCGTCCTCAACTTTCTATGGATGTTGATAAATATTTTATAGATACTATACATATAATAAAGACAATAAGTGATTTTGTTGCACCTGATACTTACTTAAAAGGAATATGAGAAGAAGATTTGAAACATCATTAAAAATATATGAATATCAAATAGTTAGCAACTGTATAGGGGGGAGGGTAATCATTGATTATGAAATAGTCGGTACCGTTCCACAAAGTGGTGTATTTACCTTTCTTTCTATAAAACAACGTCTGGGTTCTATAAGTATCCAAGGAGGAGTCCCATCTAATACAAAAGAGACTATCAGCGAACAAACAGAATCTACGAAAGAGCTTGTAGAGAAGGATGACATTAAACTTATTATAGGTAGAGTAAAATATCCTTCTTTAGGTTTTTTGATACGTCTTTATTTGCCGGACCAGTTTACAGTGAGAGAACAAGAAAAGAAATATGTAACATATCGTGAAATATCATATACTGCTCCTGGTAAAAAATACGATGTAAACAATGATAATCCTATTGTAATGAATTACACCAGTGAGCAACATGAGTACCCAGATACGATAATAGGAGATCCTGTAGATAAGATCTACGAAACCAGCTCAGATACATCATGGGGTTGTGGACTTGTTAAAACTAATATCGAACCAGAGCCTTCTCCTGCATCCTTTCAATATTTGACCCTAACATCAGCAGTCACACCTATTATAACCAAGTTGGGTCATGGCACTTTCTATGCCACCTATTCCGCTTATATAAAACTTGAATTATATTCTAAAACACATGGAAGTATAGGTGAATATGTGGTAACATCGGAGACAGTTACGTTCGACAATTAAAACAATTCTACATATAGACCCTATACTGTCGTCTATATGTAGAATTGTATATAACTGCCATAATTTATTTTTTACTCATAAAAGAAACTAAAAATATTGAAATCAAAAGAGGAGTTGAATTTTTCGATAAGGTCACAGAGTGTGATATATATATCCAAATCAAAAATTATTCTCAAAATTTTTCATAAAATCATTTTTTTTTCAGGCGGAACCAAACCATATCCAGCAATATCTCCATTTTTATATTTTACTATTTTGGTAAATTTGGAGTAGTATATACTTTGGTTTTTGTCTTGCAAAAAAGATTCAAATTCCTTTATCTCTTCATCTCTTAGATTAAACATTTCTTTATATTCTTCTAATGTTTTCATAACTGTTTTTTTTAAGTAATTGATTAAGGTATATAATTACCTTAATTGATTTATAAAAAACGTACCCTATCCGTAAAAACTAAACCAACGCCATTCATAATATATCCTACCATAGAAGCTTTGTCAAACTCTTCTTTGGTAGCCAACGTAGCATTATCCGGTATAAGATCCTTAAACACATCCGGAACATTACCTTGACACCAGCAGTTATTTGATGCAACAATGCCTTTCCCTTCGATATTGATATACATCTTTTTTCCGCCACATCCAAGACCATTCCATCCTCTTGGCACGTTTTCCACCATAGGTTTAAGAATCCAGCTTACGCCGTCTATTCTAATCCACCCTGGATCGTCTTTGTGTACGTTGTATATATTCTGCCAGCATGCACACTGAAAGCACCACCCACGTTCTTCCATAATGGTCCTAATATCCCCTTCTACAAAATCCGATACATCCATCGAATGTATAGAGTTGGGATTGTGATATTCGCCACATTTAGGACATACGAGTTTTAAATTCTTTTCCATCTTATTCTATTTTTACGATTTTAACAGAATCTCCAATATTGTATTCCCCTTGGCGTCCAATGAATTTGATGTATTTGGTACTACTAACACATGTAATGCCATTATCTTCTCCTTTGTATAACACACGCCCATCATTCAAAGGTTCTAAATCACATATAACCCATCCAGTATTAACATTGTCAATATCACATGATGACAATAACAACATTATCAATAAAATAAAGTACTTCATAATCACATCCCAATATCATTAACACAAAAATTTATAACCTGGTTTTACCGCTTCCGCTTCTTCTTTTGTATCAAACATTAAGGTAGTAACGGCTCCCATGCCATAACAATCGTAAGACACTTTCACCCACCACCTGAAAATTCCCGATCCGTAATCATCATAATACGGCTCGGAAAGAACCTCTTCTACGTACCCATCTAAGTAATTCATGATCGTTCCTCCTTATTTTTAGATTCTGCTTCTTCGAGTATGCTAATTACTTTGTCAACAATATCTGAATCGGACATCTTCTCAATAAAAACATCCATCGCCTTAGTTATTTCATCGGCTTCTTTTTCTTCAAGAGCTATTTCTCCACCGGTAATAGCATCAGATAATGATGTAGATAAGTGTCTTATCTTATCAATGCTCATAAACGTAAACGGGTTACCTCCTTGACCTCCACCCATTTCTTTCATAATCTGATATCCACCTGAAATAAGTCTTCCGGATGTCATGGCCAAGGAGGATACGATTAGGGACAGTACCGCCGCTTCCGTCCGCTCCTCAGACGCACCCTTCGACCACACGGCTGCCCTTATAGCGCCAGCCAGGTTGTCTATGTATGGCATGAGGCAGTCTTCCATAACTTGTGTTATATCAGCTATAACCTCACTACGCTCTTTATTTATGTAGTAGATAGAAGCATTGTACCTCTTTATCTCTTTGTCCATATCATTTAAAAGACGCTTGATATTGTGCTTATACATAGGACTGGTTTTAATTACTTCCTTTAGCTTAAGAATGTAATTATAAGCCTGGTCGTTTACGAACAACGTCATGGTCTCAACCGTTGAATGAAGCGTGTTAAGACTGTTAAGAATCTTATCGAAATTGTTTATCAAATAAGCTTTTCTGGCTTTTGCTGCATAGTTAATCATCGTATTCAAATTTTAGATTTTCAAGTTCGTGTATTTGTAACTTAAGAGACTTAATTAAGTCCGTTCTCTGTTCCTCTGCATATTTTAAAGCTTCTTCTTTACTTTTAAAAGCTTGATACCCCATCGTATAAGGAGTGAACCGGTTAGGGGTGTCGGCTAATAAAGTACCATCATAATCTTCTATTTTAGCTTTTACTTTTCTTATCTTACCATCTTGCATACATGTGTCTGTAATCCACACAAATGTATCATACATTTCTTCATATAATTCATACCATTCCGGCTTAGGAAATCTTAATGTGAATCTAATTTCGGTATCTTTCTCTAAGACATTAATATCATACGCCTCCGGCCACAGTTCTTTTATGCTGTCTTCATCTTCAGCATACGCCACCAATACAAATGAATTACTGGATTCTGCACTACACCAATATGGATATTTTATAGGCCATTTGACTGGACAGTAATCATTGTTACAGTCATCCTTTCTAATGTAAAATCTTGCTTTAATCATGTTATTCTACTTTTTTGATTTCGCTTAAATCGTCTTCATACACCAAATAAGATCCTCTTCCAGGTCTTCCTTCTTTATTAACTTCCTGGATTGTAAATATAACTGTTCCAGTATTCATGATTTGAACGCTCTTGAAGAAACCAACAAGAGGTGCTTTCGAACGTTTGTAAAGAACGTTCACTTTATCCCCCTTCTTGAATCCATAAACAGAATCGAAATATTCCTTTTTAATTCTTTCAATATTACTTCTGTGTTTGTTCATTGCATCAAGCTCTGTGTCTAACAGTTGAATCATTTGTTCTTTTGTCATTTCTTTTCCTCCTTATTTAATGGTATTAACCCTTTCCCGTGCTTATCATACCATAGCATAGCTATACAGTTCCACGCACATTGTGCAAGATGAAAACACCCTGTATCTGAATCTATTCTTTCTCCTTTCATGTATTCCATTAGGTGTCTGGCAGCCGCAGCACGATACCGTTCAAAGCCGTTATCAAGATTCTGCCAATTGTTAGGTCCGTACTTCTTTGCGCCAGCATGATAGACTCTTACAATGTCTTCAATCTCTTCCATAGGAAGTAAATCCCATCGTAGTTTGTCGTCTATGATGTCATTTTTCACCGATTTGTTTTCTATGGGGTCTTTGGTAAGAATAATACCCATAATATCCGTTTCTATAACGAACGTCTCCCCATTGCAACAAACCTCAGCATATTTATCATTTACTTCTATGTCTGATACTGCCTCCGCTATAGCTCCTTTGGCGACTTTAAATTCGGCACTGATTATATCATCTTTCAATATGCGAAAAATAGATCCTTTTGGATAAAGGATATTTTTAGTATTATCATCCATCTTTTCCATTGTTTTATCGTTGTTTTACCTCATTTCGATAGTAATATAATCCATCTTCGTCTTATACCCTATCATTTCTGTTTTTCTCAAAATACTGTCTTACGGCTTCAATCGCCTTATCGTCATCAAAAGCCTCTACAAACCCCTCATAGAATCTATTTCGCTCCATAGAGAACGTATTGCTTCCATCCGGAATGGTTCTGAACACAACTACCTTCTCTCCATCCACGTTCGTTCCTATGATGTTGTTATGGAGAATAATAGAATACCGCCCAGAGTTTTTGTTCTGGACGACACTATGTTCGAGATTGTAGAGTCTAAGTAGTTCTCTTATTTCTTTTACTCCCATATTATTTTACGTTTTTAGAAGTTACAGCCTCTTCTCCCCATTTCTTTACATATATAGATCTCATCATGTTCATTAAATTAGAGAAAGAAGAGATGGTTCCCATCTCTATGCAGAATGCAAGATTAGACTGTAGGGTTTCAAGTTCTTTCAACTGCTCCTGTGTAGCCCTATTTCTTATCATGCTTTCATGCTCATTAAATACAATCCAATTTAAACCTTTAGCCATCTTGGAGTAATCGGCATCCGGAAATCTTGATATAGCTCTTGATAAGACATTGTATTTATCACCTGCCTCTATTCGGTTTAAGATAAGCTTATCTGTTAACCACGTAACAACCTCAGCATACAACATAGGGTTTAGTTCCATAGCTACAAGCACCCATATATATGGATTACACATAGTTCTCCTATTCTCTCCTCTACCCATTGTCTTATAAGCTCCCATTTTTTTCATCACTTTTATAAGTGACTCTTTTTCAACAGATTGTATAAAACCAGGAAATCCTGATTCTATCTTATATCCTTGTTTTTCAAGGATATAGTAAACACGTTCCGCACTCTCCTTATTAGATAGGATATTCTCTATTCTCTTTTCATTCCACCCCATCTCAACCCTCTTCTTCGTATAGGCTTCCTGAAGGTCTGTTAAGGACATAAACGAAGTTTTAGTGTCCTGCTTAATTATTACGCCAAATAATTCTCGGTCTTTTGATACCATTGTAACATCTGTTTTCATAAAATATAACACATAAAAAATAATACGATACAAAAATATGTATCGTATTATATCTATACAAATATATTGTGTTAAATTTTATGATTATATTTTTACGTTATGCGCCTATGGCTGCCTCTAAATTTCCTATAATATCAGTTTCTATCTCATCGATTTTATCATCAATGGTTGAAACCGCATTCTCTAAATCCCCTACAATACTTTCCATATCATCAACAACCGCCTCCATATTAGCTACAGCCTCATCTGATTGATAATATCTTTCTGTATCTTGTAACGACTCCGGCATATTGTCTCTTGCTTCTGTCTCCTCGTCTAAAATCATATCAACATCATCCTTGGCTGAATCCAGATTATGCCTAACCTCTGACAGCTTTGATTTGATAAACTCAAGATCTGTTTTATGCTTTTCCAAATTGGAAATAATATCCTCTATTTTCTTACGTCTTTTGCTGTTCATGCTTTTATTCTATTATAATATTCGATAATCTTTTCTTTCCTGTCTCCTGGTTTTACTGCCATATTCTCAGCCAAGAACCTAAAATACGACACTGGTATGTCCTTGAATCTAATTCCTTCATATTTTCCAAACCACATTATTATGCTGTCAAGATCGTCTTCTCTCCTACCATCTCCATTCACAGATTTAAGCGAGGCTGCCCGACGAAGGATCTCGTCTTTGGTAATAATATCACCCATCCTTATATTGGACAGAAGTTGATCGCCGGCAAACATACACCAGCCCTTAGAAGGGAATTGTTCGATTGTCAGGTCTTCTATCCGACCGAAACGCCTCATGTTGTCGCAGCAATCAACTATCAGCGCCTCTTTCTTGTCAGGATGGATGCGGACGGCGCGGCCTAATATTTGGTAATAAGTTGAATATGAGAAAGTTGGTCGACCAAACATCACACAATCAAGTTCAGGAAAATCAAATCCGGTAGCAAGCGTTGAATAATTAAAAACCACCTTCAACTTACCTTCTTTGAAATCGGATATGATTTGCTCTCTTTTCTTTTTGGTTGTTAGCGATGTTACGACACCGGTTATGGCTTCCATCCTGGCATTCATGAACTCTGATATTCTATTACATGATTCGATAGAATCCATGCAAACCAAAATGGCTTTACGCTCGTTCATAAGTTGAAGAAGGCGCTTGTAGATAGAGTTGTTTAAGCCGTTTCGTACAATACTTTCTTTAATAGATTCGTTGGTGTATTCGGCTCCGGTACTGTTTAACATCAGAGCCGATTCATCAAACGACCATCGTTCGTACTTAAGTGGACACCAAAACCCTTGAGAAGTTAGTTCTTGTATTTGAGTCACATGAACTATTTTCTTGAAGAAGTTATGCTCGTCTTTCGTCAGCATATTGAGCTTGCTATAGTTCCCTTCCAGCATGGAACTGTAGGTTCGGAGGCGGCAGGGAGTGGCGGTGAAGCCCAGCACCTTCGCCTCTGGAAACCCGTTCATAAACTCCATAAATTCAGAACCTTCCTCCGGGGAATACCCCGAGTGGCATTCGTCCACCAATAAGGTGTCTATCCCTATATCTTTCAACCTTGCTACGTCTTTCTTTATGCTTTTAAGTGTAGCATAAGTCATAGCCGACAGTTCCTTTATACCACATGAAGCAGAATATATAGTAGGTTTAGAACCGAATGATACGGCCTTTGCATAATTCTGCTCCAGAATCTCTTTTGAGGGCTGTAATACTAATGTCGGTCTATTTATTTCATGTGCTATCTTGGATATCAGAAGGCTCTTTCCACATCCGCATGGAGCTACGATTATGCCAGGCTTCTTAGATCTTCCTGTAAGAAACTTAAGCCCGGCATCTACTGCCTCTTTTTGGTAAGGTCTAAGTTCAAAGCCCATCGCAATCTATTTTACTGTTTTTTGAAAGTTCTATTATCGCCTCTTTCAACATTTCCCTTGCTTTATTCTCATTATCTTCGAGCAAGCATACACTGCACGATATGCCCATACGATCCCCATAAGCCTCGGCATTACCTAATGTGAATGCGCAGCAGTAATCATAATCCATGTTTTTTGCTACGGCAATAAACTGATTATCTTCTATCAGTACAGCATATTCAGCATCAGTTTCACACATGATAATGGCTTTATCTTTTTTTATAGACAACACCTTGTTTCTGAAAAGTCCGTTATAAATCCATAGTTCTTTTCCTGTATTTTTATAAAACACAGCCATATCTTCCTTGATTGTGACTTCTTTTTTCATGACTTACTTGTGTTTAACATCAGTAATTAAAATGTATTTTTTAACAATATCTTCAAGACTCACAGAAGAACGTATATATGGTTTTTCTTCGTACTCATATAGAACGTACCCTTCTTTTATGTCTAATATCTTAATCACATGCTTGCCTCTTTCAAATGGATCCTCAAAGTAGTTCTTATGTTCGTATCTTTGACCTACTTTGATTTTGTCAGTTTTCTTCTTCACCTTATAACGATCTACTGCTCTACCTGTTTTTATGAAAGCTGTCGTGAGCAAGTATAATAAAACTAAATACAAAAGGATCGCTACTCCACATATTAGATCTTCTTTCATTGGACTCCCTTTAAGTAGTTAAACCATATATCCTCCAGCTTCTCCTGAAGTTCAAATGCTTTCTTGAAATTCCCACATCTTACAGCAACGTCTCTCATGTATTCTACGTTTATAACTTCCGGATCTTGCCGGTATTTTGTTCTTAACTTTTGAACGTCCTCGTATTTCATCGTTTTATCTTTTTAGACGGATCCCAATCCGAAGAGAAAGGGCATTCGTTTTTGTTATGTAATCCAAAGTCACAATAATAACACAGTGCTGACGGGCAGGGTAGCTTGTTTTGCGAAACAGGCTGGCTTAGGGTGGCACGCCGCTTGCTATACCTGGCTCCTTCTGCTCCCTGGATGTACGCTTGAAATGATTTTACACTATTATCTTCAAAATCATACATTTTAGATAAAGTGTCATTTAGCATCTCTATAGATTTTGTTTTACGTTCCTCATCTACCTTAACCTTTTGGTACTGCCTGGTCCTGGTAAAGAAATAGATGTTCATATCTGGTAGAACCCCACCATATCTTCTATAGATGTAAAATGAATATATAGGATGCTGTAAATTTGTTTCCAACTTCTTAGAATCAAAAACCTTATTACCTGATTTCCAATCTATGACATAATGGTGAACTACGTTCTTGCTTTTTATAGCCAGATGAAGGTCTACCGATCCTACTATGTACACATGAGTATGAATTACTCCATTTATGTTAACAGGCTTAGGAAGACGGTACGGCAGCACAAAATCTTCTTCGACTCCAACTATAGCGCCGTGTCTGATAAGTTTCTCGCAGGGATTAAGATCACTATCAGCTATCATAAACCTATTGCCGTCTTTTTTGAACAGATCCACAATCCAAGCAAGAAGCTCTCCAGATTGCTTCATGGCTATCATCATATTTTCCGGTGATTGCCAAGGTATGTCTTCTTGATAGGAATAGTAACTTATCGCTTCTCCAAGGTCTTTACCAGAAGGCTGTTTTCCGTTCTTGAAGAAGTATTCCAGTGTCTTATGAATAACCGTACCATAAGACGTAGCTTCTTGTTTTTCCGTAGACCTTTTGCCCTCTACGTAAGTCTTATACCATTTCATTGGACAAGTAAGAAACGTGTCTATCTGGGAATAAGATATGGCAAGACGTTTCACACCATTAAACTCCTTATATAGCAAATGCGTTTCCGGGACCATCATAAGTCATTGTCTTTAAATCCTTCCGGGTAATATACGACATACTTCTTACCGTCTTCTGGTGTCATGGCAAACTGCATGTAGTTATTACGATTACGATGCTTGCCATCTAATCCTCGTTTCCAATACAGGATACCGTCTATATCCACATAAGATCGGCCGCGGTCGGCTCTAACCACGTCCGTGTGTAGCAGATACCCGTCGGAAGACACAATCCACACTTTATCCCCTTTGCTTAAATAAGATATTCTTTTTCTTACAACAACCCTTTTCTTATTATCCAATACAAATTCCTCGTCAGTCATACTCTTCATCCTCCTCTTCTTCTGTTTCAAAATCAATTCCATAATACTGATCATAATGCTTGGTCAGTTCTTCTGGTTCTAAATCTTGTCCAAAATCCATATTAAATTATATACTTAATTCTCCTTCTTCATATTTTATATTCGCCTTGTCGCCGTTTTTGTAGGTTTTTCCAGACAAGCATCTTACTCTCATTTGCTCTTGTCTTCCATTTTTCGAAATATTTACCATATAATGATTCTTCCCTGATCTAAACACTATCTCCACCTCTCTGCCATTTAAATCTTCCGGACATTCGTACACCATTTCTTGTTTTAACTTAAGAAGTAACTTATATACGTAAAACAAAACGATAAAGAAAAATGACCCTATTATGACCCCTACTAAATGGGAACCCGAAAAGTACGTAGTCCAGCTATATCCAAGAATAAAATGTGTTATGCCCTTGAATGATATGATATCCGACAAAGACATGCTTAAATCAGAAGCGCTGTTAATGTCAATATCCGTATCCAGATCAGATCCTAATATCGACAACAAAAACTGTATAACAAAAGCAAATGACGCTATTAAAGCCATGCATAAAATTATATCACTTCCCATATCCTTCTGTTATTATTTTGTAAACAAGATCAGTCATTTCTTTGATGGATTCTGTATAATAATCAATAATAACAATATTGAATTTTTGTTCCACCATCACATCAAGCTCAACTTTATCAATAGAATCTAATCCAAGTTCTTCAAACAACACATCTTCTTCATGAATCATATCCATTTCCGAATGAAGAAACTGAGTAATAATCATATCCTCTATGATCTTTCTGATTTCTACTTTTTCCATTGCTTTCTAATTTTATTAAATAAATACGTTTTTATGTTTTTCAACCTCTCTTTGTCTGTTTCCGAACTTCCGGTAAACAAATAATCCGGATTTCCTTTAGCCGGCGGCGTAGGCAATTTAGATACGGCAAACAACCAATCCATTTCCTTATTCTTCTTAGACTCCAAATAAGGCTCGGTAGCGATCTTAAATTTTTCAGCTATTAAATCAAAGAGCTTTGAGTTTTTAAGGTTCATATGGACTGAAAAAGCCTGAGAAGGCGGTTTCCATATGAAGTTGCATAAGCTCATTGTATAATCTCCTGACTCTGCTATATAAGATTCCGTTACCTGAAGTATGACCTCTTTCTTGAATGAGGTGTTACCCATAAACCAACACAATCTGGATTCTGCTTCTTTTCTGCTGACACCTATGTCTTTTGAATACGATTCGTACATTCCTATCATAATCTTCAACGTTTCCAGAACCTCGTCTGTTATTTCCGGTGTCTCTATATAATTCACAAAAGACGTTCCTTTGTTGGTCAATCTCATCACGCCTGATTTTAATTTCTCAACCAGGCCAAGCTCTATATACCTCCCAGCATCTTCTTCCGGCATGGCTTCGATCATAACCGTATCCTTCTGTCTTATGGCAAGAAGATTAGCAAGATCATTAGGAGTCATGTCTGATGCTGCAAGTTGTCTGAAATTGATGTACATACCTAATCAGCTTTAATAAAAATAACATTCTTGTTATCTTGTCTATCAACATGTCCACATGGACCAACAATTATGTCTGTACATGAACAAGAATCGTAATCTTCGAATATACACCTATCGCATGTATCACCTTCCACACATTTTAATCTTACAAGTCCGGCATCAAATACTTCTCCTACTTTAAATTTCTTCTTTTCCATATTCCCTCCTTGTTTTTAACTGTTGTACCCTTCTTTAATAATCGAATTTCTACCGGTAGATACCGACTGGCGAAGATCGTCATGTACAGAATCTACCGTAGAATACTTGTTTCTGGTTGTAAAAATTACTTCCAGCATCTCCTTGTAATCACCTAAAGCTACTTCGTATCTCGGATCTACTTTGGCTTTTCTTTCAGCCTCGGCATTACTTTTAGCCAGTTCCCGATCAAGAAGGTCTTCTTTGATTCGGTCAGCAATCATATCAAGTTCTTTTTTAATAACTTCTCCTGCTGCCCGAAGTTGACCTTCTACGTCACCAAGCTGGTCTTGGACGGTACCTATTTCTTTCTTTAGACGATCGTATTCGTTAATCATACCCATATCACCTGCATAGCCGGAAAAGTCCTTGATTATTCTGGTTCCTTCTTTAAGGAGCTCAATGACTCGTCTTTTACGTTCTCTGCTTATTAAAGACGGAAGACGATAATTCATATCCGCCACCGCCTTATCATGTATGGAGTTGATTAAAAACATCTCTCTTTCATCCCCTGCAAATTCAGTAAGAACCAAAAGGAACTTACTTATCAGGTATTCGTTTTCTTCTACTGTTAGTCTCATGGTTCTTATTTTTTTTTAATACAATGACTGTTCTTCTTTTGTCTCTTGTTCTTGTTCCTGATTGTCCGTAACGTCTTCCACAGTATAGAGCTTGGGCGGCGTCGGCGGCTGGTTGGGGTTCACGAACTTCGTCCCGCCCTCCCCGTACATCCATCCATGTCCCGGCAGTATCTCTGGGTGGATTGTATTAGTAAGCTCTTCCATACTAACCTGTCTTACCTTCAGTATATGATGAAACACCAGTCCGGCTGTCCTGAATGATGTTTTGTTTTCAGTTTTAAACCTATCAAGAGTCTGATACCAGTCTTTCCCAAATATCATATACTTATCCAGCCCGTACCTACGAGGATTGTGCAAACCTATCATTAACGTACATAACTGACCCAGCGTATCAGATTGGTAAAAATCAGAAAGACGCGGAGGTTGCTCTTGTGGGCTTTTTATCCTTCCTTCTATCTCTCTGTTGAATTGGGATATGATGAGGAAAAATATGTTTTTATATACTAATTTAGCTTCGTTCATAACCGCCACCAAATCATCTATAGCCGACTTAGGATCTAACCCCATTCTTTTTATCAAAGCAATATGATCGACTTTAAATATTATAAGACGTTTGTCTTTGTGTTTGGTAGCTATATGATACACAGCCGCCTCAAACTCTTTTACCGTACACGGAGCATCGATGTATATTATATTATTTCTGATTTCACCTTGAAGGATTTCAAACATCCTCATCTCTTCTACTGTATTAGAATCTTGCCTTCTTAATATTTCAGGAGCTCGCTTTTTCATATCTTGGCTCATTCTACGAAGAAGAAGATCTTGAGGATTCATTTCGAACTCGCAATTAACAAGAAAATAATCTTCTGCTTGCGGGTTGATCATCGGATTCATCACATTTTCCAATATCTTTTGGGCCACATACGATTTACCTACAGATGGCCGGGCTCCTATGGCAATAGCGTGCTGAGGAAAAATACCTCCAAGCAAAGCCTCGTCAATATAATCGTATCCGGTTTTAGCGGGGATAAGCTCTCCCCGCCTGTATTTTAAGATATTCTCATACGCCTCTTCCATAACCTGTTTAGAGGTCTTGAATATTCTTCTTATATCTATCCTATTTGCTATCTCCTCGTGCATTTTTGTCACCTTTTGTATCCGATTTGGATCCCCTATTAGCTTTTACTGATTTATACCTAAGACCGTTCTTGGTATGAGAACAATCCTTGCCTTTTCTCCAGCCCTTACCCTTCTTCTTGTCCGTTTCGTAGTTTTTACGACCAAGCTCTCGGCGTTTGGCTTTCTGTTCCGGTCTGGCATTTATCTCCTTGTCCTTTTTAGCCTTTTTCTTCCTGGCTTCGGGATGAGTCCTGTAGTACTCTGTCGATCTACCCATGTGCTTATATTTTTTTTGATTAATAATAGCACAAAGATAGGCAATTCACGCCCTATTTCAACCTGCCGTAGCTCATATCAGGATCACACCAGACATACCCGTCTTTCTCATCATGAAGATACTCAGGACATCCTCTACATGCGCTACTGCCTGACACTATTTGATTGTTTTTATTAGGGCACTTATCTCCAGGTTTATGCCATTCTATTCTCGAACCTGATCGTTCTTTGTTTACATGACAGAACTGAAAGACTTTTCCCATCGTCTTCTCGCCAAACATACCTATATGTGTGTACTCTTCCGGTATAGAGAGAAATTCAGATAAATCTTTATACATCCTTTTCCGTTCCTCCGGCGTAGACCATAGTCTGTCAAGTTCGGCATGGACTCTTATCTTAAGAGATCTCAGTGATGGCCCCGCAAGCCGGCCTTTAGCTTTTCCCTTATTCGGCCCTGATTCATGAACACCGACATAAGCGTTGCATGGTTTGCACATCATAACCATCCCTAAGCCTTTTCTGCTATATATTTTATCGGCATTTACCAGCTCAGTTTCTCTTCCGCAATAAGGACAAATTTCGCCTCTTAAAACCCGTTGTTGGCGCTCATTGAGTTCCATACTCTATCCTTTTGTTTCTCTTTAAACTTTTCATACAAACTGCTTTCAGTTTCCATTTCCGAGATCTCCACCTCTACGTCCTCTCTTTTGAAAATTACTTTCTTGGCTGTCGGATACGCACATTTAGAGATACGAATAGCATTACGAATAGCGTAAACAAAATACGTTTCTGGTGATGATTCAATCACCACTACCTCATTTAAAGTGTTTTTGTAATTTTCCATATTATCTGCTTGCTTCAATTATATAACCAGGATGATCTTCACACGCCTCTTTATATTCGATAAGAAACTTAAGAAATGAATCATAAGACCCCCATCCATTTTCCGGCTCGTATCTCAAAAGACTTTTTCTCTTAGAGATCATAATACATATACCTTTTGTAAGTACATTCTTCATCTCATCGGTATCTATTTCCCTACCCAATTCTTCTGGTCTCCAAACATAATCGTACAGCGTTTCTTTATTTTCTGATACGAATATTCTTTGTGCCATCTTGTTCATGTTGTGGGTAATGTTTGCAACCCATTCACGATCTTCTTTCTTTTTGTTCTTAATATAAACATCCAGGCTCATAATATTTTTCTTTTACCTTGTTACTAATTATCAAATCTGCCACATCATCTCCGTCTCCTACATTTTCAACATTTTGAAGATAGTCCGATACTTTTATCCTTGACTTCATCATCATCCCATCTATCTTTTTACTCCATGTGTCAAATGCTTGTCCTTTGTCCGGAAAAGCTACAGTCTTTCTATCTTTTAAAACATCTATCACTTCCGGTCTTAAATTCTGCAACCCACCGGTAGCTACAAACAACTCATCTGGTTTATTCACGGCGCATATAATAGCCGTCTTTTCTGACTCCACCAAATTAACTACCTTATCCGGATACTGGCTTAGAAGATGTTCTCCAAACAGGCATTGTCTAAACAAGAAGTCTCTTGCATGCAACGAGTGATAAAACATGACATGAGGTCGCTTATTGTCACCATCTTTTTCCTTCACTCTTTTTACATCAATCTCATTCCCCTGGCTGTCGGTCTTTATGTAAAAATCCATAATCTTGCCGGTTCTACATACAAAGTCCTTATCTATCTGCCAGAATATACAACACCCTTTCCATCCCCATAAGTCCATTGTTCCAACATGATACCTTCTAAACACGTCAGATACCCTTTCTTTTCCCCATAGAGACGATAAAAACCTAAATACAGTATTTCTATCATCTGGAACCACAGTCCTCTCAAACTCGCTAAAAGGTATGTAATTTATAACATCAGGGTTTACAGGAGGACGATAAGCTCTTATGCATTTATTTCCTGAAATCCAAAGATCTTTATCACCTACATCCTTGCCGGTAGGTCGTTTATCGTAACCGCAAGTCCGTTCATGATCGCATCTTCCGAACTCGTTTCCAACAACCTGACCGGTCGCCACATCAATATAAGGGGTAAGGCACCGGCTTTTCCCGCAAGCCGGGCAGGTTAGCTTCATTTGGCTCCTGCCAGGCCTGCGGTCAAGTTGAAACCGAGGTACGTTTTCGTATTTTCTAAAATCAAGCATCCTTAGCTTCTCTCATTGCTTTTTATATCATGAATCTTTTAGACATTTCCTCTGCAATATCATATACAACCGTATGATCTTCTTCATTGTACGGCTTATTGATATTCAACACTCCTTTTCTCACTTTGAACTTCTTATCTTTTCTAAGGTGATTCAACATACCTTGTTGGAACACACAGTCCGCCTTTTCAAGTGCCACACTGTCTTCTGTCCATTCTTTCAGCGTATATCCTTTACTGCTCGTGCTTTTTGGAGAAAAGTTCATAATACGTGCATCAATGCCATACCATGCTTTAACCATTCTTCTTTCAGCTTCCAATTGGAATGCATATGATTCCCATATTCCTCCCGATTTAAAGTCAAGAATGACCACTTCTTCTTTTTCCACTTCTCTTACTTCCTTCTTCGGATCACCTTTTTTGAACTGTCCGGTAGCCCTTTGATATACGGCTCCAAAATAACCTTCTTCTTTGTATTTGAATGTCATTTTAACCATCGCATCAATAGGTGTTGCTACAAGGTAATCCTCTAAAGAAAGGATTCTTTCTATCATCATCGGTTTCACCTTGTAATCAGAACAGAATTTGGCAAACTTCATGACCCTGACAATCATATCGTCAAGATCATCTATGCTATTAAAGAACCGATCAAGATTTTTCTTAGATATCTTCAGCTTGCCTTCTTGCACTGTCTTAACTACAAAGCTTCTATTTAAGACCATATCTCTACCTGTTAGGTACAATCCGTATAAGTAGTGCATGATCGTTCCCTTATCGGCTTCATACTGCGCTACCTCTTCTGGATTGCGACCAAGCATCTTCATCTCTTGCTTCCATTCCTGAAGTGCCGTCTTATCATCTACATACCCATCTTTGATTAAAGTTGTTACCGAAGCATATATCTTAGCCGTCCCATCATCCATCTTTCTTACATAAAAACGATTATCGTCTAATGTCAATCTTACGAATTTGGGTGTCTCAATCTTCTTCAACTCATCACAGATATAAAACGGCTCTAACGTTTCCTGGTTTTCTGTAAACGGATTCGAGTCTTCTTCTCCAGGGTTAGGAGCGGCTTCCTCCGCCGGAGCTTCCGGTTCCTCCTTCTGGGCCTGCTCTGGCTCAGAAGCCGGCTCTTCAACTACTGGAACCTGTCCGCCTCTTTCTGCTATGTCTCTGTTCTTTATTAAAGACATAGCTTCCTTTTTTAATTGCTCCGGTGTTTGATTAGGATCTGATACTGACATCACAACATCGTTCATTCTAAACAACGTATTTCCTTCTCCTTCCACCATAGGTACAAACCCTAAATCTATTAATATTTTAATCTTTTCTTCTATCATATCTATCAATTATTTCAATAATCAACCTACCTCTTTCCTTGATCATTCCTCTGCTTTCCATATCCAGTACCTTCTTTACCGCATACTTCCACACAAAAGGAAATTCTGTTTCAAGTTTATCAAATTCCATCCGGTCAAGATACATGTCGAATACCGTATGCTCCGATTCATGAAGGAAAACTATATTATCCCTGCAAGTAGCAACCGACTTATATATCCTTTTCGGAAGTATGTGACAGACGTTACATACTGTAGGAAAATGAATAGCTTTACCAGTCATAGACATTCGAATAGTACTCAACTCCTCCAACATAAGACGAAAAAACCCGGATAAATCCGGGTTCTCTAACTTTTTCTTCTTGCTGCTGTTTTTAATGGATGTAATTCTGTCTTTTTTCTTCGGAGTCAACTCTTTGCTCCTGCAAGCCTGGCATAAGCCATGACTTCTTATCATCACTTTTCGTCCACATCTTTTGCAGACGTACAATTTCTTTTCCACTTTTTATACTTCAATACAAGTGATATAATCGAAAAGGATACTGCCGTTAAAGATAACGTATATGGTACGTTCATTAACCATCTTGGCACTTCTTCTGTCTTGATCACTATCAGCAAAGTAGCACCTGCTACTACCAATAATACAATTGCCATCGCAAGTGCTACACGGGAAACAACATCACTCATCAGTTTTCTTTTCTCCCAATTTTTCTACACCTTTTTGCAGATCGTATTTAAATACTTCAATGATTTTCGTTTTTGCAATAGACTCGCAATTCCAGTCGCCCAACGTACCTTGCATCCCCTTAGTTAACACAGCCTCAGCATCTTTTGGATTGCCGGCCTGGACATACATATAGCATGGCGTTTTCTTTTCTTTACCTTTCTTTTCATCCAGTGTAATGTAATTAACCTTACACTTATACCAGTACTCAGCTTCTCCGTTGAAGAAGATTTCCGACACTTTAATAGGGTTAATTTTTACAACCTCGAAAGAATTGTACAAATCTTTAAAGATTTCCAACGATCTTGATTCTGCCTCTGTATAAGACAAGGTATCTACCAAATACTTTTCAGTTACTTTCTTTTTTTTGCCGTTCTCGATATTATCAATCTCGGCTTTTACCGTAATTTCAAACCAGCGATTCATTGTATTAATATTTAATTAGTTAATTTCTTTCCTTTCTCTATACTGTTTTTAAATCTTTCAGAACACCACTGCAAAACGTCCATATCCCATATTCTATTAAATATATTTAAAGCTATTCATCCGTTTTAATACATCCCCTCGGAGACCTTTCGGTCTCCTTGGTAGATGTAAATCCCGTTAGGGATAAGTCAGGATTTCTCCTGTAAGTACCCATCGCCAATGTTATTTAAGGTTTTATATAATGGCAACACTGTTTCGTCAAATACACTACTCCTGTTTAATCGCCATCCTTAGAGCAAGAAACTTGGATAAACATTCCTTGGTAACTATCTATTCTCAAATAACGTAGCCTTTGTTTCAAGGCTTAGGCTAATAACCCGATCTCTGAAAGAGATGTATTAAACTTTTATAATAGAATTATATTGGTTTAATACTATTTGGGGTTATAATACACTAATTTAGATTCATATCGATTTTACCAATGCTGTCATCATTGTCAAAACCTCCATTGTCTGTAAGTTCGTAATCAATAGCTACAGCGCCGTTACCAAGAATGTAAAATCCTTTAAACATCTTTCCTATATCAATAGGATACACGACATTTACGTCCCTTCCAATATCCTCAAACGGCATAGCAATATCTTCTGTTTCAGCTTCTTTTTGTTTTGCTAATACTCCAACGGGTATATTTTCGCCTTTTATGGATGCGTATGTAACCATATACAGAACATCATTATTGACAAACGCCCTATCACTGCTTACCTTATCCAAGCTAACATATATAATATGTTTTATAAAACTATTGATATCTCCACATATGTTAATAGCTTCTACTTCTTTAGGAATAACTACTTCCACTTCTTCTGGTTTTATATTTTTCTTTTTCATTGCATTAACCTTTTTGTATTTTGTTTTACTTCTTCAACAAGATCCTGATCTTTCATCATTTCCTGCTTAAGTTTCTCATTCTCCTTAATTCTTTTCACCCTATCGGCAAGAATCTTCTTATATTTCTTATCCGATATTTTAATAAACCAAGGACAGTTTCTTGAGGGAATCCTTTTACATGGATAATCAGTAAGACCGTTGGGACCAAACTGCTCACATCTATTGCATTTTTCTGCTCCTGTCATTGTCTTTATATTTTAACAAAATAACTATTTAACTCTCTTTTAGAACACTCTAATATTAAAGCATCTCCCCCAGGCATAAACATGAGAATAGAGTTTCGTTTGAATATACCGTCAATCATTCTGGTAAGTTTATTACCCTTATACGAAAAGATAGTAAACACGATTCCACTTACTCTACTACTTTCATCAAACCTAAACGGAGAAGCGCATGCAACAACATATCTATAACCACCAATTTTAAATTCATCCCCTGGCTTTATTTTAGCAAGGGGGAATCATCTTAACTCTCCTGTCTATGCTTACGTTCATTATTTTGCTACCTCGAATTTTATCTGTTCTTTAGGTTCATAATTCCAAACTTCGAAATCATTCGGAGTAAAATCATAGAACCCTTTCCCGTCCATACGGGATGATATAGTTACTTGCGGTACTGGACCGAAAAGAGAACGACGAAGAAGTTCGTTAGCCTGTTCTTCGTGCCGGTCATACACATGCATATCTTGGATGAAATGAGTGAAAACAGCAGGTTTTAACCCGGCGTCATGAGCAAACATCATCATCAACGCCGCGTACTGGGCTACATTCCATAGACCAGCAACAACAGCATCCTGGCTACGCTGATAAAGAGTCATATATAACTCATCTTCTTTAACAGATAAATTGATCTGGAACGCGCATTCTTGAAGAGGTTTAACGGAATTAGTAACAGGATTGAACATAGATGCTATGATACGTCTTGATGACTTATCATTTTTCAACGACCATAAAATAAAATCTGTTTGATTTTCAAATCCATACCCTTCATAAGCACGACCTACTATTTCATTCCTGTTGATAAAATAATTGCTTGAATGAATTATATAAGTATCGTTTTTAGCATCATTCAATATAACGGGAGTGTTGATCATATCGCCGTAACATCCTTCAATCTTTCCATTTTTATCAGCCCACTGATCCCAGATATGAAGACCAAGTTCTTTGATGTCTACCGATCTTTTTTGCCAAATCCACAAAATTTCTTTTATAGAGTTCTTAAGATTAGTAGGGCGAAGAGAACCAAGAGGAAATTCCCGACGAAGATCGTACTGGTTACATACTTGTAGGATACGCTTCACCTTGACGCCTGTCCCGTCACCGTAGACCGGACGCTTTACCTCTTCCCACGGCTGGCTCATTATAAGAGCCAAATTGTCTTGAAATATTTTATCAACTCTCGACATGTTATATATATTTATAAATTAAATTCTGCAAAATCTATTTCAGATTTGGTTGACAATTTCATGATAGACTTCTCAAGCTCTTCCATTGGAACCGGTTTCACAATACCTCCGCTACCAAGAGTTCTTTTATAGAAGTCTATCACCACCTGATCACTGGTTTTTATCGTTTTAGGGATAGGTTGACGAAGATACACTCCATCAAGAGACTTTACTCTTGAAAGAGCCGTATATAGCTGTCCTGTTTCAAAAGAATTTGATACATCCATCATTGCTGCATCTAAGGTAAGGCCCTGGCATTTATGGATTGTGATAGAATAACCTATTTTTATAGGATACTGAATAATAGCTCCTACTACTTCAGATTCTATCTTATATCCGTTTCTTACGTATTTTACTTTCTCAAACGAACATGGTGTTATAACAACCTTAGTATGCTCATCATCTTTCGGTTTATCAAGGACTACTTCAATCTCCCCCTTTTTTATAGATAATACAGTACCAAGAGAGCCATTGAAGTACTTTCCTCCGTTTCTTGTTATCATAACTCTTGATCCTTCTTTCAAGAAAAGAGTTTTTTCAACCGGAGCATCTTTAGGATAATCACCGTTTATAACAGCTTCTAATTTTCTTAAAGAGCCTGGTAACGATGATATTCTCATTTCGTTAATAGCCGTAGCTTTTGAGTTGGTAGTTACAATCTCAACATATCCTTGATTATTATCAGACTGAATACATCTGCTGTTTATTGTATCAAATACATCATCGTCCATCTGCCCTTCACGCACCTTATTAAGAATACTGATAAACTTCTCATCTTTCTGACGATATATTTTTTCAAAAGAAACCATTTCCATTCCTGAAGCCATAAGAGACTTAGAGCTGAAGAAGTAAGATGTATCGTATATTTCTCTAAAAAAATCCTCCTTAATTACTGGCGGAAGTTGAAATAAATCACCTACCATAATAAGCTTCACTCCGCCAAACGGATCCTTGTCTCCTCTTGCATGACGAAGGATGTCGGCTACATTATCAAGTAGATCAGGGCGAACCATAGAAATCTCGTCTATGATAAGATACTTTATATTCTGTAAAATCTTTTCCGAGCCTCCGTTGAATTTATATTCGCAGTTATCCATAAACGCACCTTTCCGTATTTCAGGTATATATGGCTGCATTCCGATTCTGAAAAATGAATGAATGGTTTGACCTCCTGCATTAACAGCAGCAATGCCCGTAGGAGCGACAACAACCGCATTTTTTAATGCCGGTATGATACGTTTAAGGAACGTTGTTTTCCCACTACCTCCTTTCCCGGTAATAAACAACGGTTTAGGTGACTTACAAATAGACTTAATAGCCTTTCCTTGTGCGACATTACCTTCGGACATAACTGAACGAAGAACACACTCCATGATTTTTTTGTCGTAACTAATCGCCATATTTTTTTTCTGATTTTGTTTTACAAAACAAAAGTATTAAAATAAAATAAAATCAAAAACATAAAATACATTAATCATAATTAAAAAGAAATAATAAGCCAAATAAGTGGCTTTATAGCAGATCGTAATAGTGTTTCACGCGAATACAATTAGGGCATAATAGTGGCTAACGGTCATTTCCGTCAATACTCTACGAGATTATCGTTTTTCGGCTCTGTCTGCGACCACTAATAACAGCCCCTCTCTCAAGCATCAATCATTGAAATGATGAATAATGAGATATAGGATAAAGATAGGTATCATTACAGAATGATAATTCTTCAAATGGTATATCCTTGAATATAGATTCTCCATCTAATTCTGTATCATTATCTGTTGTGCTATTGTTCGATAATGATCGGATCGTTATATCCATGTTTTCTATCTTCTCCTTAAACTGTTCTGCCTTAACATACGTATAAATGTCTTCGTTTACCGAACCAACCGCTTTAGCCATCTCGCCGGCGAACTCAGCATACATATCCCGTACCTCATTAAAATCTGCCTTTTTGTCAGCTACGGCATTATTATATGATTTCATTCTCCTACTTATCCTACCGCAGACCCCAGCGACGGACGTCCCCACCTCAGCACAGCAGGCTTCAGCCTCAGCCATGCCGGATTTTACGGTGGCTATCTTCTCCTGGCTCCATCCACTAACCTTGTCGTATGATTGTTTAAGACAGTTTAAGAACATGTCCATTCTACGCTTCTTATCTTCTGCTATGATAGCGCGATAGTATTTTCTTACAATCTGGTTTTGTGTACTTTGCTCGTATCCGTCCCAGAAGTCTTTGTGCGCTTCTTTAGCCATAATAGAAGCTAATGACCTTGCTTCTTCTTCTTTTGTCTTTTTACGATCTATGCCAAGAATTTCGCCATCTTCGGAAACAACTTCTTCGGCGTTCAAGAAATTAAGGATATGAGTGTTGTCTTTTAAGAAGAAATTGAAATCGTTTTTCTTACTCACTTTTTCTTTTTCCTCTTTCTCTATATTCTTTTCTCCAAAATACCATCTGTTTGTTGCTCCTTTCTTATATAAGGTCCAGGTATTTGCTATTTGCCAGAAAACGGCCCCGTGTCTATATACCGGAATCAGCTTACCTATTGGGTAGTTATGTTCATTCGCTTCAATATAAGCACGAGGATTATCTACGTATGTTATAAATTGTATGTTTTCGAACCTTTTTACAAGCTTGTCTTGTATTGCCATACTGACAATCTCTTTCTCTTTTGTTAGTCCTACATTCAAATACAATGCAATTGTTTTGTTACTTATCGTCGAATCAATTAATCCATAATACGAGTGGCTTCCGTCTACGACCTCAGCCTGAGAGTTTGGCTCTCCACTGTTCAGTACAGATTCGTTGTTTCTGACTAAATTAACAAACATCGCTTCTCTTATCCTGTCAAGGACTTTTTCATGGTTTGTTATTTCATTTTTCTTTATCTTAATTAAAATCCTATTCTTTGGAATATTCACTTTCCCACATCCGAGAGTAAGTTGTACACCATTAACCCTATATCTTCTTGCAACGAACGTACTATCCGTCATACGGAACAGCTCATCGAACATCGGATGTCCTGTCATGTTCTTGAACTTCGAATACCCGATTCCAAGTTTGTGAAGAAGATCTTTCTGGTTTTTGAATCTTATTCTCGAATCCCGGCGGGAGATTTTTATCATACAGTATAAAGCATACAGTTCCATGAATAGCGGATCATCTGACCACTGCTCCAAAAGTCTAAGACTTATGTTTATATTTCTATTCAACTGTAACTTCATATCCTATATTCTATTAAATATATTTAAAGCTATTCATCCGTTTTAATACATCCCCTCG